TCCACTCGACACCGGCACCGACACGTTCGGTGACCTGAGTCCAGATGGCGTCGAAGGTGGCGGCCATGCCGCCCCACAGCGCGCTGATGGTCGGGCCGGGGTCCCAGCCGATCCACTCCTTCACCGCGGTCCAAGCCTGCTCGACCCGCGCGCGGGCACCTTCGACGATGCTGCCCAGACCATCGAAGGCGCCGGGCCATACGGCGTTGAGCGCGTCGCCCGGCGCCCAGGACAGCACCCCCTGGACCTCCGACCAGATGAGCCGCACCCATTCCGCCAAAGCGCGCATGGGCGCGGTGACGATGCCGACGGCGGCAACGAGGCTCCGTCCGAGGACATCGCCAAGCCCGGTTGCGGAGTCGTGGACGCGCTGGAATTCATCGCCGGTCAGCCGCACCGGGGTGAGGAGGTTGTCGAACCACCCGACCACCGTCGAGATGCCGTCGCCGATGTAGCTGAATGCCGACCCGACACTGCTGGCCAGCGGCTGGAGCGGGGCGAGAACGGGCATGATACCCGAAGCGGCCCGGCTGACGGCGCTGACGATGCCGTCCCACACGCCCGACACGAAGGCGCCCAACGGCTCCCAGTATTTGTAGACCAGCGTGCCGACAGCGGCGATGGCGGCGACGCCTGCCACGACCCAGCCGACGGGGGTGGCCAGCAGGGCGAGACTAAAGGCGCGGGTTGCGACCGTGGCCGTGCTCATGGCCGGCGCTACCAGACCCGACATCCTGGCCAGGGTCACCTGGGCGAGGGCGGACTCCCGTGCCACCCGTCCCAGCGCGACCAGCTCGGTCGCGAAGGACTTCACATAGCCGCCGCCGATCATCAGCACCTTGAGACCCATCGCGGCGGCGACGGTGCCGACGATGGCGGTGGTCGCCTCCGGATACTTGGCAGCGAGGTCAGCCGCCGCCGCCCCTACGGGCAACAGCCCGCTGACGATGCGGTTCAGCGCCGGCAGCAGGGCGGTGCCGAGGTTGATGCTGAGTTCGGTGGTCTGGTTGCCGAGCAGCTTGAGCTGGTTGGCGGTCAGCTTGGTGCGCTTCTCGAACTCCGCCTGGACGCTGCCGGCATAGGTCGTCTCATTGGCGACCATGCCCATGTACTGCTTGTACTTGTCCAGGCCGCCGACGAGGATGGCCAGATCGTCGCTGTACTCCATCCCGAACATCTCGCCCAGGATGTTGACGCGCTTCTCCGGCTTCAGCTTCGACACCTTTTCCAGGAACTTGGTCAGGGTGCCGGTCGGGTCCTTGGCGATGGCCTTCTGGATGCCCTCCGGGGTGTAGCCCAGCTCCTTCAGCGCGGCCTTGAATTTCTTCGTCTGAATCGGCGCCGCCTGCAGCTTCACCATCAAGGCGTTGATGCCGGTGGCCGCCACCTCCGGGGTTCGGCCCAGATCCAGCATGGTGGTGGCGAGCGCGGCCAGCTCCTGCGTGTTCAGGCCGAACTGTTTACCGTTGCCCGAGATGCGTTTCAGCACCTCCAGGATCTCGGGAGCCTTGGCGGCGGAGGAATCGTCCAGCTTGTTGATGGCGTCGCCGACCTTCATCAGGTCACCCATGGCGAAGCCCATCACGTTCTGGATCTTCGCCATCGCCTCGCCCGCGGCGTCCGGCGGCATCTCCCAGGCCGCCGCCATCTTGGCGACCGTCTCGGTATAGGTGAGGAGGTCGCCTTCCTTGATGCCCATGCGTCCGCCGGCCGCCGCGATGGCGGCGAGACCGGTCTGGCTGATGGGGATGATGCGCGACATCTCCTTCAGCGCCTGCCCCATCTTCTGCAGGCCGGCGGTGCCGTCGGCGAAATCGACCACCTTGTCGATGTCGCCCAGCACAGACTCGAACTCGATGGCCGGCTTGGTCAGACCGTACAGGGCGCCGCCGAGCGCGACCGCATCGAGCATCTGCATGCGCAGCTCGTTGCGCTTGGCGCGCGCGGCATCGACCTGGGCGACAGCCTGTCCGAGGCGGGCATAATGGCCGCGGAGCTTCTCGACCGCCTGCCCCAGGCGTCCCTCCTCGATGGCCAGCCGCTCGGTGTCCACTCCGGCTCGGCGGAGTTCGCCATCGAGGCGCGCCAGTTCCTGCTGGTTCTGCCGGTACGCCAACCGCGCCCGGTCGGCCGCCTCGCGGAGCTGCTCCAGCCGCTTGACCTGGGCGGCGGTCGGGCGCTCGATCTCGGACAGTGCCCGGCCGAAGGCTTTGGCGCGCTCCTCCGCCTCCCGCCATTTGCCCATGGCGGCGGAGGTCTGGATCTGCAGTTCGCGCATCCGGCCGACCTTGGCCGCGCGGTTTTCGACCTCGCCCACCGCGTCTCCAAGCCGCGTGATCTGGCGGGTCGCCCCGCCGAACACGGACGAGAACGAGCCTTCGAGCGCCGCGCCCACACGGACGGCGACCGGGAAATTTGTTGCCATGGTGGTGTCTGCCCTTGGGGAGAAGCGTCAGCGGGCCGAGGCTATCGCTTCGGCAAAGCGGCGCTGGAAGGCCGGCAGATACCGTTCCTTCGCCACGCGCTCCGCGATCTCGCGCAGCCGGAACCGCGGGTTGTCGATATGGATCTCGTCCTTCAGGACGTAGAGCAGGCGGATGCGCTGCCGCTTCTGCCCGGCAAACCGCCCCTTGGTCGCCTTCACCTTGCCGCCGAACCGCTCCCAGACGCCGAGGGTGGCGAAGGTGTCCCGGCCGCGGTCGCCGCGACGGATCTTCGCCCCAGGTGCCGCGTGCGAGGTGCTCCGCCGGGTCTTTGCCGAGCCGTCGCTCCGGAACCGCTCGACGCCCATGTACAGCCCGTCGGTGCCGAGCGGCGCGATGAACTTCCCCGACTTCGCCAGCAGCGCCTTGGGCCAGCGGCCGGGGCGCGTCATCGCCGTGCGCGTGGGGCGGGCGCCGACCGGAACGGCCACCGACCCGCCACCTTCGGCCTCCTTCGTGCCGCCCACCGCCTGCCGCTCCATGAAATCGTCCTTGGAGCCGATCACCGCCTCCAAGCTGGTGGGGTTCGCGGCAACGATGCGGATCCCCTTCGCCACCCATCCGGAGCGGATGGTGAACATCTCCGGAAGGTCGCGGATGACCGCCTGCTGAATGTCCTGCGCGACATCGGTGAGGGCGCGGGCGGCGGCATAGCTGGCCTGTTTGGGCGACGCCTCCATCGCTTTGCGAACTTCGGCCATGCCGGACAGGGTGAAGCGGATCATCTCAGTTCGACCAGGTAGACCGGCTGGGGCCGGTCGGGTGGCAGGGATTCAAGCCAGAGGGCGAGCGCCCTGTGGGTCATGCGGCCAATCACCGGGAGCTGCCAGCCGGTGGCCGCCGCGAGGCGGACCACCGCTGGCCGGAGCTGCTCCCGGCTCAGGACATAAAACTGCGGTAGGCGTCCTGCAGCTTCTTGTAGTCCTTCATCGGCAGGCGCCCGATGTCCTCGGGGGCCACCCCGCAGACCATGGCGAACAGCGTGGCTTCGACGCGGGCATCGCGCGCGTTCGGCCCGGCCGCCTCCTCCGAGGCCAGATGGTCTTCGACCAGCGGTTCGCGCATGGTCAGGGTGGTCACTTCGCCGGCCGTCGTCTTCAGCGGGCGGGACAGGGTGATATCCATGGTCTTCTACCTTCCGTTTGCGGCTCAGAGGCCGATGTTGGCGCGGTGCTGGGCGAGCTGGTCGACGCCGTTGATGACGCGTTTCATGTTGTCGATGTCGATCTCGATCTCGGCCCGGCCGTCGATCTCGAGCTTGTAGTAGCGGCACCAGATGGTGCCCTTCAGCGACCCCTTGTCGCCGCTCTTCGACGAGCCGCCGTCCAGCTCGGTCAGCATGCCCTGGGCGGTGATGACCTTCGGCCGCAGTGTGGTGTCATCGGCCAGCGACTGGCGGAGTTGCACGCGCACGGCGTTGCCGTCGATCAGGCCGAACTGCCGGTAGACCTCGGTGGAGTGTTCGGACAGCGTGAAGCTGAACTCGATCTTGTCCATGCCGAGGTCGATGCCCATCGGGGCGTCCATGCCGCCGCCGCGGTGCTCGTCCGTCTTGATGGACAGCTTCGGCTCGTTGACCTCGTCGACGCGGCCGGCATAGCCGCGCCCGTCGATGAACAGGTTCCAGTATTTGACGACTTTGGGCGGAGCCATCGGCGCCTCCTATGACTCAGGGATGGGGAAAGGGTGGGGCGAACGACGTTCGCGGAGGGCTACTTGAAGATCTCTTCCAGGTAGCCGTTGTTGACGGACGACCGGAACGTGATGTGCTCGGCCGGGTAGGTCGGACCCCAATCGAAGTCGAAGTAGACCTTCCCCTGCGCGATCTGGTCCGGGGTGTTCAGTTCCGGATCCGCCCAGCACCGGCCGCCCGTGATGGCGCCGATCTTGGTCAGGTGGCGGAGGTAGGCGTTCACCCCCTCGGTCACGTCGGCGATGTAGGTCCGGGTGATGTTGCGGTCGACCGCCCACAGATGCGCCTTCTGCAGGCTGTCCAGGATCAGGTCGTTGGTCCGGACGACGCACAGGAAGGCCCATTTCGGGTCGCTGGCACAGGTCCGGTTGCCCCAGGTGCGATAGCCCTGCTCGCGGATGATGGTCGCCACCTCGTGTTCGTTGAGGTAGTTCGCCCGGCAGTTCGTGTCGCCGAGCACGAAGTCGATGGCGCGGCCGGTGCCGACGATGCCGGCGATCTCCTTGTTCGACAGCGAGACCCAGAATCCCTGTTCGTTGTCCATCCACGCCTGGATGCCGGCGAAGGCGGGGGAGGCCGGGAACCGCTCGATGTTGTTGGTCTGCGGGTTGAGGCGCAGCACGGACGGGTCGCAGACGAACACGCGGCGGTCGCCCCAATCGTTGCGGTAGGCAACCGCTTCCTCGTCGGTGGTGTCCGGGCCGTCGGCGAAGATGACCGCGCGCAGCCGTCGGGCGATGCCGAGCATTTCGGCAACGACCGGATTGGCCACCGTGCCGATGATGGGGGTGACGACGGCGCCGGCACCGTCGGCGGCCTCGCTGATGGTGATGGTGGCCTCGGTGTAGCCGGTGCCGGGATTGACCACCGCGACCGCGGTCACCTTGCCGTCCACTGTCACCGCTTCCAGGACCGCGCCGGATCCGTCGCCGCTGACAGCGACCGCCGGGGTGACGTAGTTCGAGCCGCCGCTGGTGACGGTGACGGAGGCGATGCCGCCGCTGGCCAGGGTCGCGGTCGCCGTGGCGCCGGCACCGGCCTCGTCGGTGACGGTGATGGTGGCGGTGCTGTAGCCCTCGCCGGCCTTCACGATGTCGATGTCGACGATCTCCCCGCCGACGACCTTGGCGACCGCCGAGGCGCCCGTGCCGTTGCCGGCGATGGTGACCTGCGGGCGGGCATAGCTGGCGCCGCCGTTGGCGATGGTGATGCCAGCGATGCCGTCGGCGATCCGCTGCCCGGTGTAGCCGGGGGCGAGCAGGATGCGGGGCGTCACGCCCAGGCTGCTCTGGGCACCGAGCAGCGCCATGGCGCCGCTGTAGGCTCCGGTCGCCGGATCCGTGCCGCCGATGATGTCGGCAGGCGTCACCTTGGACGGGTCGGCATAGGTGTAGCCGATCCAGGATGCCGAGCGGCCGGCGAGCTTGCCGAACCGGGTGGGCGTCACGATGCCGGTGGTCGGATCCAGGGTGTAGTCGACACCTTCGACGCACAGCAGCCCATGCTCGGACGTCTTCACCGACACGCCGCTGACCCAGCGGTGCGCGAGCGGGAACACCCCCTCGAGCAGAGCATGGTCTGCGGCCGGCTCCACCGTCTTGTGGCGGGCGGGGTCGAACACGTTGACCACGACCACCAGTGCGCCGGACTGGTCGAAGATGTTGTCGAGCGCGGGCGGGATGCTGAAGGACCAGTCGTCACCGAAGTTCGCCGCCGCCTCCTTGCGGCTGCCGGCGATCAGAACGGGCTTGTTGACGGCGCCGATGGGGGCGGTGCCGACAAGCCCGATGATGGCGCTCTTGACCGTCTTGATGGGACGCGGGCCGGTGTCGATCTCGACGACCTCGACCCCGTGCAGAAACTGTTCGGGCATGACGATGCTTCCCTTGGTTGAGGGCAGAAAAATCCCGGCTTGAAGCCGGGCATGAGAAAGCAGGTGAATGGTGGCGAACGCCGTTCGGCGGTCAGGGCGGATCGTCGTCCGGCCAGCCGGACATTTCGTCCACAAGGCTGGGATCATCGGCTGCAAGAGCCGCGTCCTTGAGGTCGCGCGCGTGCTGGACCAACTCGGAATAGGCAAGCGCAACAGAGGCGGCGAGGGCAACGCCATCCGCCGGGGCAGGCAGCGGCAGGCGGCTGTTGTCCAGAGCGATCCAGCCTTGGACATAGGCATCCGGCCACACGGGCAGCGCTCCCGACAGCACCAAGCCGGCCGTGGTCGCCATGCCGCCCAGATCCGTGCGGCTTGCATCCGACATGCTGAAGCGCTTGCCGCCATGGAGCGCGCCCAGCGCCAGCCGTCGATCCCGTTCCACGTCAATGGCGCGGACCTTCGCAGCCCGCGTCTCGGCCTGGGGCAGGGCGGCGACGTCATAGGTCACTTCAGCGTGGTCCGGGTGAAGCACCCAATCGGCAATCGGCTTTCGCGTCACCAGCACCTTGCTGCGGTCGAAGGCGGCCTGCTCGCGCACTGGCAGGAATGTCCAGCCAGGACAGGCGGCCTCGAATTCCTCGATGGTGTAGCTCGCCCACGCGCCGGCCGGGTGGGTGATCGTGTCCACCTCGTCCACCTCCACCAGCGTGGCGGTCTCCACCTCAACATCCCGCACGCCGATTTCACCAGTGTCGGGTTCCTCATAGTCCTCTTTCACCAAAGTCTTTTCGATCTGCGGACGCTTGGCCCGCAGCGTGCGTTCGCACGAAAACGGCTCCGGCCGCTCGAACAGCCGACGAGAGCCATCCGGCAGCACAACGAGAACAGGAAGGTCCATGATGGCCCCTATCAGCAAAACGGTTGGGTCTTCGGGGTATAGGAGGCGGTGGCGATGCAGGTGTTCCAGAGATACTCGTCGTTCAGGTAGAACACCGGAGCATAGGCGTTGGCGCCTGCGTTCGCCGAACCAGCCGTTGCCACCTTCATGGTGGCTGGATCGTAGGCCGCGCTGCGCGGGCTTCCAACGAAGGAACCAGCCAGCGTCCCATTGACGAGCATGTATGTGGTTTTGCTCGGCCCGTCCCTGGTTATAAGAATTTCCATCGGCGTGGTTTGCGGCACCAGGATGCTGGAGTTGATGCCCTGAACGCCCCAACCACCGCCAGATGTCCCGGTGCCGTCATTCCAGCTTGTTCCAACCCGCAATTTCCCGGTCGGAGTGTCATAATTAAGCCCGACACTGTACATCATGTCGGACGTGCCCCAGTCGCTGTTGTTTATGCCGATATTCTTTAGCTGCACCCCGCTTTCCGTGTAGCCAGGGATGATCCGCATCATGTGCGACCAGGACGCGGCTCCGTCAGCAAACAGGCGAAACGGGAAGTTGCTGTCCCCTACGGACGGATCGCAAATGATGCCGTTTCCGTTGAAGAACATGCTCGTGTCGTAATCCTCCCAATACTTGGATGCAGACGATAGCGCAGCTTTTGTGGAGTCGCGGTAGTGCCATGTGAAAGTGGCTCCGCCGTCGCTTGTGGTGGGGTGCGCCCCTGCCAAGCCGTTGGCACGAAACCAGTAAACGAGGTTCGCGGCGTTCGGATCCCGCAGACACGAAAAACCGCCATCCATCAGAAGGGCTGCTTGGTTCATCACTTCCAGTCCCTTTGCACGGTGATGTCCACAACGCCAGCGGCAACGCACTCCATAATGACCTTGTCACGGGCGCCCGCGGTAGCGGACAGGGAGATCCCGGAGCCACCCTTGGTCCTGAAGAAAGACCCGGTCGCCATCACAATGTTGGCGACAGAAGAGGTAACGTTAAGGACTACGACTTGGCCCGGCTTCATATTGCTCGGGTTGGCAAGGGTAAAGCTAGACGTTGCGGTCAGGTCGAAGCGGTTTGAAGAGGCGAAATCAAGGGTCACAGTGGGCGAGAACGGAACCGTCACCGGGTTTGGGGCAACAGACTTGTAGAAGGTGAACTGCTTGGTAGTAGGGTCCATGTAGAGCTGAACGACAGGAGAAACTCTGCCGGTGTAAATGCCGAAAGCCCCGGTGTTCACGACCAACGCCAACCCGCGTGCCCCAGCCGGCGCCGTGGTGTTGGTCGAGCTGTTCATCTGGAAGTAGGCGTCGAGGGCGTCGCTGTTGCTCCCGAGAGCGATCAGAGTTGTGCCGTTGGACGAGATGTCCGAGGTTCGGGCGTACAGATGGTTGCCGAGCAAAGACCCGTCTGGCGTGCGGGCTGCTACGGTATTGGCGTTTGGCGCGGTTGCTGGCGTCAAGTTGCCGGTGTGCCAGAATTCACGCCACCCACCACCATATTTGTCGCGCCACCAGTAGCGGCCGTTTTGCGCCACGAGGTGCTGAAGCCCGAGGGTGCCGCCAACGTCACCACCTGCCAAGCCCATGTAATAGCCATACCCCGCGCTTCCAGCGGGGGCGTTCGGGCTGTTAGCAGCATCGACATAGCGCGTCTCCCCCACGGTGTTGAGGGAATTCAGGTCTATGGTTTCGAAGGTATAGGACTGCATGCTCCTTTTCAGAACGGCATCCAGCGCATTGATGGCGGCGATCTTACTCGCGGCTGCACTGTTGACATTGCCGACCTGGGTAGAGCCAGCGGAGTTGACCTCCGCAACCTGGGTCGCTCCCGCAGACAGCACGTCAGAGACAGAGGCATTGCCCGCTGCCGCCTCAATGGTTTTTGCCAGCAGCAGAAGATCCTTAAACTCGGACGTGGCCGAAAGCGCGTCGATCTTCTGCTGGAGCACGGCGCTGAGGTTCGTTGTGTTGATGGTCATTGGGTACGCCTCCGCTTAAGAACCCAGCGCCAATGCCAGGATTTCGGCGTTTTCGACGGCGTCCAGCACCGCCTTGACGTCGCCGTCGACCATGTCGAGCGCCTGCGCGATGCGGGACGCATCGTCGCTCCCATAGTGGGTCGGGTCCGACTTCGGATAGCCGCGGTTTGCGGTCCGGGGATCGAGCGCGCTCATTGGGCGATGACCTGAAGCGCGCGGACGCGCGGACGGTAAATCACGCTGCCGGTCAGGGTGAGGCGCACGCGTGTCGCATCGACGTTGAAGGGCGAGAGGCTGTGGATCACCTCCTGCCAGCCATCGCCCACCTGCTTGCCGCCGATGACCGGGATCTGCACCCAGCTCGCGTCGGCCTTCTGCGCGTGCGCGACCACGGTGGCGCTGCCGCCCAGCATGGCCTCGTAGGCGATCAGGATCTTGGTGGCGCCGGCGCACTCGAATTGCCGGGTGATGTAGGTCGCGCTTTCCTGGACGTTGCCGAGCACGGCCTGGATGCCGGGGTACAGGACCGGGGACCGCAGATCCGTGCCGCTGAGAACCGCCTTCACCGCCACCTGACCGGAGAGGCGCTGGGTCAGCGACACCACCTGCCCGTTCACGACCCGCATCTCGTCGCCGTCCTCGTCGGTCAGCACCAGGACGAGGTCGGTATCGACCGCTGGCCGCTCGACGCGGGCGAGGGCGATGAGGTCGCTGACCTGATTGGCGGTGATGGCGCCGAGGGGGATTTCCCGCGTCGTCACCGTGAAGCGGCAGCCGAGCAGCCGGAACGTCAGGTCGAGATCCTGATGCGCGGTCCAGGTGCTGGCGTTGGAGCTGGACAGCAGCACGCCCATCGCCGGCTGGCGCGTGATCCATTGCTGGTTGACGGAATCGTATTTGCCGAGCTGGGCAACGCACACCGCGGCGTCGGCGTCGTCGGTCAGCAGCACCAGCGCATATTCCGTGTTGGCGTCCAGCCAGACGGGGTCGAAGGTGATGCGCGTCCAGGCGCCGCCGAGCTGGATGGCCGACGGATTCACCTCTCCCTGGGCGAGGATAACGCGGGAGGGAAAGCCGACCTGGGTTTCCCGGATCTGGGCGCGAACGACGTTCGCGCCGCGGACCGCGAAGGGCACCTCGACGCCGCCGATATGCCGGCCGAAATCAAGGCTGAAGGTCTGGGCAAGCGGGTCGTAGAAGTGGGTTTCGACCACCTCCACCGTCCGCATCTGCTGCACCTCGACGGTGCCGGCGCCGGTGAACGTGCTGGTGCCATAGCTGCCGCCCTGGCCCAGAAACTCCACCTTCTTCGTACCCGCGGGAATGCCTTCCGGAATCTGGAAGGTGCCGCGGACGACGCCCGAGGCGTCGGCGACAAGAACAGTCATCGCAATCTCCTGAAAGCGGACGTTACGCAGCGGCCGGGGCGAGGGTCAGGCCGTCGAACTTGAGCTGGGACAACTGCTCGCCCGGCCCGAACCCCTTGACCTCGAAGAAGACGGTAATCGGGCGCAGCGTCTCGGCTGCGCGCTGCCCGGCGCTGACGATGGACGTCTCGGTTTTGCGCACCTGATAGGTGAGGTTGGAGCCGTGATAGCCCGGATCGTACACCGTGCGGTTCGCGAACATCGCCGTGGTGCCGTCGTCGTGGGCGTCGGTCACCACCGTCTGCGTCCACTGGTCGACCGCGATGACAAGGGTCGCCTGGGCCGGCAACGCCTCGAACGCCTGATAGGGGTTGATCTTCATCGTCGTGGTGCGGAGCTTCTGCTCGATCACCGGCTCCAGCGTGTAGGTGAGGGTGAACTTCTTGTCGTTGTTCTGGGTCGCACTGGCGACGGTCGCCACGATGGGAAGCGTCAGCTCCCCGGCCACGACGGCGGCGTTCTGGGACAAGCCCACGTCCCGCATGCTGCCATCGAGGAACGGATCCACGAAGACGCCCCGCTTGGCCGCCGGGTCGCGGGCCTGCGCCTTGTTCTGCAGGCGGTCGTTCGCGACCAGGAAGAAGAGGTCGGAGATGTCCTGCCTCATCTGCTGCAGCTCGGCATAGGGCACGGCGTGGACCACGTCGCCGTCGAGCTGCACGGTCGGCGCACCGGTCCAGGTCTGGTAGACCGTGGCGAGCAGCAGGGTGCTGGGCGGCACCGCCGGCTTGCCGGGGGTGAAGGGATGGGCAACGCCCCGCACACGGGTGGCGGTACCGTCCCGGTTCAGCAGCACCCGGTCGACGCGCGGCAGCTTCCACTTGTAGGTCACCAGCACCTGGGTGGACTGAACGGCGCCGCTGACGGTGAAGCCCGTCTCATCGACGGCGGAGGCCGGCAGGGTGGTCAGGCGCTCGTATGTCACCTTGTAGGTCGAACCGGGAGACGGTTCGGCCCCCGACAGGCTCCAGTCGATGGCGTCGCCGGTCAGACGGTAATCGGTGCCGGCGGCATAGGTGGTGCCGCCGGTATAGGTGGTGCCGTTCCAGGTGCCGCCCTGGTTCACCGCCAGCACCCGCACAACGGAGCCGTTGGCGAGGGGGTCGATGGCATTCGTGAAGTTGCCATGGGTGCGGACCTCATCGACGATCCGCACGGTGGCCCGCACGGTGTCGATGGCCGCCACCGGGCCATGGTTCAGGTCGATCCGCTGACTGCCCCCGGTGGCCACAGTGAAGGTATGCGGCTCGACATCGACAAGCTGCAGGTCGGGGTCGGCGGGAAAGCGGATGCGCAACGAGGTCGGCCGGGTCACTTCGAACCCGTCGATATGGGCGGCCCCTTCCGTGATGGTGAACACCTGCTCGGCACCTTCGGCGCCCTGATAGGCGACCGTCAGGCCACTGGTGATGTAGGTGCCGCCCGTGGTCGCCTTGTCCCGGCGGGCGAGCGCCACATTCACGCTGTCCAGCGTCGGAGGCGGGTCGTTCGACAGCAGGTTGCCCCGGTCCACCCGGTATACCGGAAAGAAATCGCCGGGCTTGCCATCCTGGTCATAGCCCCAGACCACCGAAATTTTCAGGCGGGCCGCACCAGGTTGACCGACGGCGCGGCTGTCCCGCGCCGGATTGAACAGCTCGGGGTCTTCCAGCTCGGTGACGACGGCTTCCTGCAGATAGATGCCGACGGCGACCAGCCGGTCGAGCGGCAGCACGAAGCTGGCCTCGCCCACCTCGCGGACGGCGCCGGCCGCGTAGATCTCGCCGGCAGCCGCCTTCGTCTGACCGGTCACGGCATCGACGTAGAGGGACGCATCGCGCAGCACCGCGCCGTCCTTGAACAGGGCGTCGCCGAGGCCGCGGACGCGATGCTGTGCGGCCTGCTGCATCTCGTTCAGTTCGGCGGTTTGCAGCACGCGGTCCGACCGGAACAGAATCCGGTCGTACCCCTTCGCGGCGTTCCAGTTGTCGTAATACCCATCGGGATAGGTCGTCATCGCGGGCCTCAGATCGTCTGCACAAATTCGAAGGAGGGGCGCAGCGCCCCGCCCAAATGCATCTGCGTGGTGCGCTCGATGGCGAGCAGCGTTCCGGGGGACGCGATGTCCGACGGCAGGAAGTAGCGCTGCCCCGGCGGAAGGTCTGGCTTCAGCACGGTGCCGACGAACACCCCCACCTCGCGGATCACGGCGATGGCGTCATCGAAGCTGAAAGAGACGCGGATGAGCAGGTTGTTGGTCGGCGTGGACACCCGGCGGAAGCGGCCCTTGGGGACGATGATTTCCCCGGCTGGGTCGGCAACGCAGAAGCCGACGTCATCGACCGTTCGCCGGCCGATCTCCAGTTCGAGCGCCGACAGGCCGATGGTTTCGGGTTCTGGGGTGGTGTCCCAGGATTGCTTCCCAATCCCCCACGCGAAATGCAGGGGCTGGTTCGCCAGGGCCTGGGCCATGGCGGTCCGCCCGCTGATCGTCAAGATGGCCATCGTCAAACTCCGGAGTCAGAAGGAGGGGTCAAGGACGCCTGCCAGCCGCCGGTCCAGCCACCGGCCCACACATAACCGCGGTCCGACCGGGGCCAGGGCGTGATGGTCCAGGCGCCGATATCTTCGGGGCCGACCGGCTCGACCGGCACCGTCCAGACTCCGATGCTGATGACCGGATCGTCCCAGGTGTGGTCGCCCCAGCGGGCCGTCGGCCACAGCGGACGGTAGGGGCCGGCATCGGCCGAGATGACGACCGTCGCCGTGATGCGCCAACCCACCAGCTCCGGCAGGTCGCCGTCGAGCACCACCTCTTCCATCTCCGGGCCAGCCCGCAGCGCGATGGCGGCCTGCATGCTGAAGGAGACGGAGGGGACAATCGCCGCATCGGCGCCGAGCGCCACCGTGTCGAGCAGCACCTCGTCGAGCGGCTCGCGGCGGACGGAATGGACATAAGAGTCGAGCCGCTCGTCGCCGTCCAAGGTCAGCGGCGCCCCCTCCTCGACAAGCTGCGTCGGGTCGAGCAGGGCCGTTGGGCTGTCGAGCCGGGTGTCGTCCAGGACGATGTTGGCCTTGGCGATGAGGCGGACCCCGGCGGCGATGGGGCCGAGATCCTCCGCCAGTTCGGCGCCGCTGCATCCGTAGATCCAGGACATGGCGAGCGGATAATTGCGCACCACCTCGCTGTCGAGCCGCCACCAGTCGAGTGCTTCGGCGTCGTCATAGAGGGCTGCAAACCCGGTGACGCCGTGCAGCGCCAGTGCCGGGTCGGCAACATCGCTTTCGGCCGACAGCCCGACCGTGCGTCCGAACGACAGCCGAACGCCGTTCGCGTCGGTGCCGCTGTCGTCGTCGAGCATGCCGGCATCGAGCGCCGGCCCCTGGTCCAGGATGATCGGGCGGAAATCGTAGCCATGGTAAAGGCGGACGAGGCGCGCCCGTGCCGGGAGGGCCAAGCCGGCAACGCCGACGATGCGGCGCACGTCCTCATCGGAGGGAACCGCGCCGGGGTCGATCTGAAGCTCGGCCCACCACGGCCCCGGCCCCGCCTCTTCCAGGATGGCGGCGTCGTACCCGATCCAATCCAGCGCCATGCGCAGGCTGGCCACCGTGCCGCGCAGGCGCTGGAACTGGATGCCCTCGCGCAGCGCCCGGCGCGGGTCGGTGAGATAGGGCAGCAGCTCGTCGAGGCCGTATTCCCAAACGAGCCACGGCACCAGCGCGTCGCTCGGCTCGGTCTTGAAGCCGGCCAGGGGCAGTGGCGCGTCGAACAGGCGCGGGCCAATGGCAAGCGAGAGCGCCGTTTCGAGCGGCGTCCGATTTGCGGGCAGCAGGCTGGGCATCAGGCGGACCGGCCGGAGAGAACCAGGGTGACATGGTCGAGCCGGGCGTAGCCGTCGGAGGCGACGGCCACATCGGCTGCCGGCGCATCGAGTTCGACCCGGTAGACGCCACCGCGCTGAAGCTGCGCCACCTGCCAGGACCGGGTGACATCCCAGCCGAGACGGCGCTCGCCGGCCAGGGCCGCACGGAACGCCGCCTCGATGTCCTCGAGGCGGCTGTCGGGGGCCTCTGGCCGCAGCCACACCCGTGCGGCCACCTCGAAGGACACCGGGGCGGCCATGCGGACGTCGATGGTGTCGGTCAACACCCGGATGGTCGGGTCGTTCAGACGTGAGCGCGCGGCGTCGAGCAGGACCGCGTCGGTGGCGGTGGTGCCGGCGCGCGGCAGCAGGGCCACGACCACCAGCCCCGGCTTCGGCGATGCGACGCTGACATCCTCAATGTCGGCATGGGCCGACATCGCGTTATAGCGGTAGCTGGCCGCCCCGCCCCCGGTGGACCAGCCGATGACGCGATCCCGGATCCGGAGGCGGAAGCGGTCGTCACTCTCCCCGGTCAGCCGCTCGACGCCATAGAACAGCGCCAGATGATCGAGGTCGGAGCCGAGCGCGAAGGCGAGCAGGTTGGCGCGTGCCGCCTGATTGATGCGGTGGCGCAGCAGAAGCTCGCGGTAGGCGCCGGCCTCCAACGCCTTGATGGCGGGGTCGGACTCAAGCAGGGCAGAGAACTCCGGCGCCATGCCGAGGAAGCCGGACAGCACCTCGGCCTTGATGTCCTCATAGGCGAGGGTTTCGACGACCTGGGGGGCAGGCAGATCGGGCAGGGGAGAGGAGGTCATTGCACCGTGATCCCGTCCAAGCGGATGACCCGCCCTTCCGGCAGGTAGAGGCCGGTGATGGCGAGGGTGATGGCGCCGGGCGCCGCGCTCTCGACCTCGACGCGGGACACTTCGAGGCGAGGCTCCCAGCGGCGCAGCGCGTCGACGGTCGCCACGATGATGTCCACCTTCAGCACCTCATCGACGGGGCGGTCGATGAGGTTGAAGAGGTTGGAGCCGTAGTCGCGCAGCTCGACGCGGCTGCCGATGGGAGTCGTCAGGATGTCGCGGATGCTCTGGCGCAGATGGTCGGTGCCGGCGAGCGCCCGACCGGCGGTGGCGGACATGCCGAGCATCAGCCGGCGAACACCGACGCGGCGCCCGTGGCGACGATGGAGCCGCAGGCCACCGGATCGCCGACGCGCCCGATGGGCTGGCCGTTGACGAACACGGTCGGCGAGCCGCTGGCCAGCACCGAGGCATGCGTTTCCGGAATCGACGGGCAGGTGTGGGCCGCCCAGGCATCGCCCTGCCGATGCACCGGGCGTCCCTCGACGCTGACGTTCGGGGAGGCTCCCGTGGACGGACGGGGCGGCCAGCAGCCGTGGCCGGTGCAGGTGTCGCCCAGGCGCGTCACAGCAGGCATCAGCCGCGCCCGTCCACCGGGTCGTGCGCCGGCACGGTGATGTCATGCAGCCAACCGCCGAACCGACGCAGCGGCGGACACAGGAAGCTCGCCCAAAAGCACAGCTCGCCCACGGGATGGGCTATCAGGTTGTGGAGTGCCCACATGAGGTTGGTACGCCAGAACGCCACAAGCGCCTCCGTCAATTGAGGTCGATGCGCAGACCGACGGCCTTGACGCCGTCGGCGGTGAGTTCGAGGGTGGACGGGCCGACCTGGATGAGGATCTTGCCGCCGGCCGGAACCGACAGGGTCAGCGTCTTCGACGCCATGTCGTATTCCTGGAACGAGCCGTCGCTGTACTCGACCCGGAAGAGGTCGCCCCGGTCGCCGACATGGGGCGACGCATTCGACGACAGACCGCCGCCGATGACACCCTGGCGGAGATCGCCGCTCGGGGCCGAGACGGACACCTGCTGCCCCACCTGCAACGGCGACCACACGCGCACCTTGCTGTTCTGCCCCGGAATCTCCCAGGGCAGCCAATCGGTTTCGATGTCGCCGATCCGCACGCGCGCCTTGCCGGCACCATAATCGACGGCGGAGACCACGCCCTTGCGAACGACGTTCGCCAGCCGGCGGTCCAAGTCGCCGGTCACCTCGTCACCCGCGCCGCCCCGCCCGATCACGGCGCCACCTGCGTGTAATCGGCCTCATGCGCCCGGCCAATCTCCGGAGCTTGGCCGAGATAGACGCCGACCGGCGAAGCCGCCGGCTGCGGGAGGGGCACCGACACCTCGACCGTCCCGCCCTCCGGAATCATGCCGCTGGGCAGTCGGACGATGACGGGCACCGGGCCGCTGGTGTCGATGTCATAGTCGATGCCGCGGTCGTACCCGACCACCACGATGCCAGCCCCCGGCGCATTGCTGCCGGCAGAGATGGGAGGCAGGGCGCCACGGCCGGTGACCAGATCCAGTCGCAGCGGCACCGTCGCCGACGGGAAGAGGCTGGCATCCGAAGCGGTGCGGGTCGCGGTGCGGTATTCCACCGTGTAGAGGATGATCTTGGCGCCGTAGACATGCTGGCCCCGCTCGAACATATCGCTTTCCATGCCGGCATAGCGCAGGCGGTCGGCAAGGCGTCCGGGAACGACGAAGCCATCGAGCAGCGCCTCGACCAGTTCGGCAAAGTGGTCGAGGCGGTCTTCCAGCGTGGCCTCGTCATCGTCGTCGGCCAGATCCACGATCTCAACGACAAGGGTCAGGTCGCGGATGAGCGGCCCTTGCCCGTCGCCGCCATAGCTCCCCTTCTCCAGCTTTTCGTTCGGCGTGTAGACCAGGACCGCCGGCACGGTGTCTGCGGTCAGCGGCTTGGCGCGGGATGTCCACACGCGCTTGGCTACGAGCATCTCGGCCAGCGGGGAATCGGTCAGCACCGCGGCGACCGCGTTGCGGATGATGGTGCGGGGATGGGTCATCGCCGGACGATCTTTTTCAGGTATAGCGCCCAGGCCGCTGGCCCGTCGGGACGAGGATCGGACACCCGGTAGCGCCGTTCGCCGATATCGACGAGGTGTCCATCCTTCGGGTCGAAGGGTAGGGCGGCCCGGCGCACGTAGAGCACCGGTTCGACCGTGGAGACTTCGACCACGCCGACCTGGTTGCGCGATTCCCCTTCCATCAGAGTGCCGGACAGGGCGTCCTCATCGAACACGGCGACGATGGTGCGGCCGGGGTCGTTGGCGTCGGTGCGATAGAGGACGGTGTCGCCGAACACATCGGCGCACACATCCTCGACCTCCGCGGAGATCTCGGCCCAGCTCATTGGCGGGCCGCCGGCTGGGGCAGGTGTCGCTCGACGAGCACCAGCCGCTGCTCGAACAGGGCGTCCGTCTTCGCGCGCTCGGCCAGGGCCGTTTCGGCGGCGGCGAGGTGCGAAAACAGGTAGCCGACGGCGGCCACGGCGGCGAGCTGTGCCACGCCGAGAATGGAGCCGGCGGTGGTGATGGTGCCGCGCGCCATCCCCATCCGCTCGGCGAAGGTGTGCTCCAGCTTGGTCACGCGCGAGGTGAGCTGGCCACGGGTGTCGTCCAGGGCCGTGGTGACCTTTTCAATGGCCTTGAACGCCCGGTCGATGGCGGAGGAGTGGGACGCCTGCTGCTGCTCGAGGCGGTGCATCACCTCCAGCCGCTCGCCGATGCGCTCGACGGCGCGCTCCAGCCGCTCCAGGGCGTCTGGAATGGACTCCAGCCGGGTCAACCGGGTTTCCACGCTTAAGAGAGCGCCGTCGGGCATGTCAGTGCGTCCCATCTGAAAGGAAAGGGACGGGCGGGGGCAGGCCCCCGCCCGTCAGGCTCACGGCGCGGGGTGGACGATGACGCCGATGGTGAGGGCGGCAGGGTCGGTCGCCGCCGCGGTGATGTTGGTGGCGCGCACGGTCACCGTGTCGGCCGCCGACACCCACGCCTGGAACACCAGTCCGGCCGGAACCACCGCCGGCAGGGCCAGCACGACCCCGTCGCCCGGCGCGGCACCGGCCACGGCGAGCGTCAGATCCTGGTGCCCGGCCGCCGCGATGGACGGGAAGTCCAACGGGCCGGATCCGTGCAGGGTGACGGACTCGCCGTGCGCAAGGGCGGCGGCACCGAGCTTGACCCGCACCGTCGGCGCCGAGGCGCCGGCCGCGCTGATGGCGGCACCGACGCACAGGTTGCCGGAGGCGGTGCCGGTGACCTTGCGGGCGGTGGCGTCCCAATAGACCGGCGCACCGGCCGTGATGCCGGTGGCAGTTTTGGCGAGGGCGTAGCAGCCCTCGGTCCGGAGCTGGCTTTCCTCGCCCGCTCCGGCCGTGCTGCTGACGACGCCGAAGATGGCGCCGAGCAGGTAGCCGTCCCCCGACGCCACGGCATAGGCCGCGGTGAAGGGGAGGGAACGGCCGTCGAAGATGAAATTCCGCATGGGTGTCTCCCGTGTGACGGCGGTCAGGGGGTTTCCGGAGCGGGCGCGGCCGGCGCGGCGCCGGGGTTCATGTAGAAGCCGCGCCAGTCGACGGCGCCCGCGCCGAAGTCCTCGCGCACCTTCACCTCCATGCCGTCGACGTCGAAGCCCTCGCGGCTTTCGACGAACGGGCCGCTTTCCTGGCCTTCCAGGTAGGCGTACTCGATGGTGTCGATGCCGCCCGAGTTCGGGTCGGCGGCCAGGAACCACGTATTCGCCCCGAGGCGGTCGATGCGGGCCTCCGGGATAACGGTCATGTTCTGCAGGAAGGACGGCACGGCATCCTGCGCGCGGGTCGGCTGCACCGTCTTACCGACCGCCCGTTCGGCGGCAGCCCGGCGGGCAATCGAGCAGATGAGGAACTTCGGCTCCAGGCCGAGCACGTCGCCCTCGCCGTCGCCGTCGATGCCCGTCTGCGTTCCCATGGCGGTGAAGCCGTCGGACAGGGTGTCCGGGGTGGGGGCGGTGCCGGTTTCAGCGACGTTCTTGTGATTGGCGTGGAACAGCGGGTTCCCGTCCGCCTTCATCGTCGGGTTGCGCAGGAAGACGCCCCAGACCACGTTGGCCTCCATGCGGGCGACCGAGGCGCCATAGGTCATCGGCAGCCGGCCGAACACGTCCATGTCGTCGTTGATGAGCGTCTGCCGCGTCACGCCGATGATGCGGGCGTAGGTCGCGAGCGCGAAGCTCTCCTTCGACATGGCCAGCGAACCGCGCTCGATCTCGCCATCCTCGCCGACCTTCAGGAGCTGCGGCATGCCGGACACCTGCCACGTCTGGATCTGGCGGAAGTCCACCGCGGTGCGCTGCCGGCTGAACAGGCGCCACGCGCTCGCCTGGGCCTCGTAGGACTTCCGCAGCACGCGGCGGATGACGCTGTCGGCGATGATGGGGAAGTCGGAAGCGGTGTGCAGGCGGTAGCTGTCCCGATGGCAGTTCAGAGCGTGACGGGCCAGCTCGTCCGGCACCATGCCGCGGGTGTTGACCCCCGACCATTCGACCGCCTTGCGGGCGATCTCGATCAGGCGCAGGCCGCGGAACTCCATCGCCCGTTCGGTCAGTTGGAACTGGCTGGGCAGCGCACGGTGCAGGATCGCCTCCACCGCGGCGTCGCGGCGGGTCACCGTCTCGTCCAGGTCGCCCATCTGCACCTGGGTGCGGGTCTGGTTCTGCTCGGAGCGCTCGGCCAGCCGGTCCAGGATCTGGCGCGAGGCGGTCTCGGCAGACACGCCGTCCGCCAGGAAGCGCTGCATCACATCGGCCGGGACGGCGTGGCGCATGCAGAGCGCGGTGATCTCGGCGGCACGGGAGCGCTCGGCCGCGACCGCATCCGCTCCCGGCGGCGGGGCCGGCGGAAGGGCGCGGTTCTGCTCGACCGGCGGGGTGCTCGGAGGAGCGGGCTGGTTGCGGGTGGCATCGGGGGTGGCGGGCGGCTGGCCGCCCGGCTGCAGCTCCTCGGGGGGCATGCGGGTCTCCAAGTTTGCGGGCGGCTGCCCGGCGGGGGGAAGGGAACGGAAGCCGGCGCCGGCTTCGGCGGGGACGGGGACGACGGACACCTCGTAGGGCAGCCATCGCGTGACGCGGTACGTCGGCGGCGTCGTGGTCTCGTCCATCTCGTAGCGCTGGACGATGTAACCGACCGAGACGCCGCGCAGGATGCCGGACTTGATGTCCTGCCACGCGCCGGCCGCAGCCTCGCGGGCGGACACCTGGGCGGTCGCCAGCAACTGGCCGTTGACGATCCGGGCGGACCCCGGCATCACCCGGCCCAGCACGGACTCAACGGACCAGCGCATGTGGGAATCGAGCAGAGGGGCGCCGCTGTCGAAGCGGGAGAGGTCCACCGCCTCCGGGGTGACGACCAGCACTTCGTCGTAGTAGCGGTCGCGGTTCCAGTCGTACCGACGGACGGCGACACCGGTCGAGCACATCATCTCGACGGTGCGTTCGGACTCGTTGACGCTCTCCGGCGCCATCCGCACATCGAAGCCGCGCGTTACGGGCGCGGCCGGATCGGGGCGCGGGCCGGGCGGGGCGGCCCGTGTTGCGGGAGGCGGCGGCAAGTCGCCGCCGCCGCCGGGTGTCTCTTCCGGGGGCATGGGTCGCTCCGTTACTGGTCAGCGGTGTGGGGAAGCATGGCGAGCACACGCTCGCGCAGGTCGGGGTCGCCGATGAGCTGGCGAATGACGGCGTCGGCGTCGGTGTCCGTCGGCAGCGCCCGGTCGGCCGGCGCCGCCAGCTTGGAGGCGTCCTGCATGATGCCGGTGCGCGACACCTTGCGGGCGTCGCTGTCGAGGACGAGTTCCATCCGGTCCAGCAGGCCGGCAACTTCCTTGATTTCCTCGATGACGACGTGCGGGTCGTAGCCGCGGGCGGCGATGGCCTCGAACAGCGACTTGAACCCTGCGCGGGTTTCGAGGAGGTCCGCCATCGCGTCCTTCACCGGGTCGATGCTGGGGGCGCTGGGAGCGGTGAACTCGACGTCGATGGGGGTGTCGTAGGGCACCTGACGGGTCAGGATGCACGCCTCGACGAAATCGGCCCATTGCGGCTCGCAGTACATCGGGATGATGACCAGGTGCTGAATGGCCTCGATCATCCGCCACATCAGGTTCATGCCGGCGCGGTAGGAGCTGTAATTCACCCGCGACAGGTCGGAGCTGATCACCTCGTAGGTGACGCGGGCGCCGGCCGCGATGGATTGCAGCCGCGACACCCGATAGTCGGTGTAGCCGCCGATGGTCGAGGGCTGGACGACATGCACGTTCTGGCCGCCGCGCATGTAGGCGACGAGACCCGGCTCGATCTGCTCCACCGGGTCGCCGTTGGCGTCGCGCACAATGGGGCCGAGCGTCTCGTTCGAGGTTCCGCTCGGTCCGACATCGGCGCCGCTCACAACCAGGGTGAGGCACGCTTCCAGGCGGGTGCGCAGATCCTTGGCATCGTCAGTGGATTCGAGGTTGCGGGCGGTCAGCATCGAGGCGTGGAACGGCGGCACGCCTCGCACCTGACCGGGGCGCAGCGCCTCGAAGACGTGCCGGATCTCGCTCGCCGGCACCGCGGCGGTGTTCCGGCCGGCGCCGAATGTCTGCGCCCAGCCGTTGCCGGGATGGTCGCCGAACATATGGTAGGCCCGGCGGGCGCCGCGCGCGTCGAACTGGACGCCCTGGACGATCCGGCCGGCGGCGAGCGGCTTGGTCAAGGTGTGGTCGCAGAAGTCACCCTCGAATACCTGATACTGGAGCGGCACGGCCAAGCCGTCATCGATCCGGCGGAACATGCGGCGCCCGAACACCTCTCCCGACTCCCACAGCGCTTTCGCCACGACGCGCTGCAGGCCGTAGGCGGAATGCACGCCCTCGATGTCCATGGTGCGCACGGAACGGCTCCACAGCGACAGCAGGCGCTTGTTGAGCGCCGGATCTCCGGTTTTCGGCCGGGGCACCAGCCCGGTACCGATGGTCAGGTCGGCGAGGTCGCCGACGGCCTTCTTGAGGTGCGGATTGTTCCGCACCATCTCACGCGCCGAGTTGCGCAGGATGGACAGCGCCTGCCCCACCTCGATCTGGGCCGAGGTGGACGGACGGCGCCAGTCGCTGGTGTTGCGGTTGGGGCGCGCGGCCTCGTACTGGCGGGCGAACATGTCGGCGGCCACGCGGGCGCGCAGCCGGTTCAGTCCGGCTTCCGGGCTGATGTAGCCGACGAACCGGTCGAACAGGGTCGAGATGCTCACGAGCGCACCGGCAGCGTGCGGCGGGTCATCACCCGCGGCTCGGATTGGGCGTTCAACTCGCGGATCATGCGGTCGCGCAGATCCAGCATCTCCTTCAGGCTCTGGTACTCGAACACCTTGCCTTTGTGCTCGACGCGCCTCAGCCCGCGTGACAGCGCCTTGGTCAGCGCCGCCAGATGCTCTGGGGTAAAATCCTGGGACATCTTAGCGCCTCCCGATCCAGTTCTTGCGGCGCCCGCCGAGGAAGCCGCCGCGGGATTCCTCCGACGCCTTGGCGGGCACGCCGGCAGGCGATGCGGCTGGCGAACGGCGTTCGCCGCCATCGAGCACCTCGCCGTCTTCCGTCATGGCGACGACGAGGCTGTTGCTGTCCCACGGCTGCGCCCAGCCCGGCAGGCTGGCCGGATCCAGGCGATGGACGCCCCATGCCCGAGCCACCGCGCCACTCATCACCATCAGGTCCAGCGTCTCGTTGCGCATGCCCTCGCGGATCGGCGCCCAGGTGCCGTCCTTGCGCGGCTGCTCGGCCACCAGCTCCTCGAAGAAGGGGTGCGGCGGCTCGGCCGCGCGCAGACCGGTGCTGAAATGGATGTATCCGGGGCCGGGTTCGACGCGGTTGAGGCTGGACGACACCTCGTCTTTGAAGAGGTTCGGGTTGAACTCGCCCAGCGGTGCGCCCCACCATGCGCTCGGCCGGTCGGCACGCGGGCGGCCATCGGGATAGGCGATGGTCAGCTTCGGCGCCGTCTTCTGCGACAGGCCCTTCAGCGGCAGCACGTTGTAGAGGTCACCGTGCGGGCCGACGCCATGCCGGCGGACGATCTCGCGCGCTTTCCAGCGGCGCCAAGCCTCGGCCGCCTGCTCGGTGACACCGGCCACACCATTGGTGTCGTACCCCATGGCGCGGATCATCATGCGCCGGCCGGAGTTGTCGGCCAGCGGGTAGGAGCGGCGCAGGACGCGGGGCACCAAGATGTCCCAATGCTCGGGATAGGAGGCCGGCACCACCGGCTCATTCTCGTCCGTGCTGGCGATGCGGAACCGGTCGATGATCCAGCTTTCGCGCTCCAGCCCGAAGCCGCGAACAAGCACGTCGTAATAGGTCTTCTGGATGTCCACCGCGGCGAACAGGCAGAGGACACCGGGCGGCACGGTGCGCAGCTCGTAGCCCTCGCACCGTTCGGCGAGGGCATCGGCGTTGACGGATCCGGTTTTCCGCTTGCGCTGGTAGGGCACGCCCACCTGTTTCACGGTCACTTCCTTGACCGTCGCGTCCTCGCCGGTCTCGTTGGCCTCGCGCTCGGCCTTGACCAGGGCGCGGGCAAGGCCGCCGATGCCGTTCTTCAGGAAGGGGGACATCACGCCGACGATCCAGAAGCCGGCGGTGCGCCGACGCACCAGCTCGCCCGTAACCCGGCCGTCCACGTCGATCTCCTGGCCAAGCCCGACCCACTTCGCCTGGGCATTCATCGCTGAACGCTCGCTGTCCTTGATCTCCCCGGTGCAGGCGGGACAACGCAGACGGGCGGACTCTTCGACGGCATCGAGGGAGACCCCCTCGCCGTCGTCATAGACGAGAGCCATGTGGCGCAGCGTGCCGGGGTTCGGCGAGGTGAAGGCGCCACAGCGCGGGCAGGGCCACCACCAGGTGCAGCGAGTGCTGTCGGCGTATATGGCCATGATGCCGGCGAGCCAGTGCTTGTCGGGGTTCAGCCCGGTCGCGCGGTCGCAGTGGCTCATCGCCAGCAGCATCGAGGCGTCGCCATAGGTCTGCCGGCGGACGTCGAACAGGGCCTTCACATCGCCCAGCGATTCCTCGTAGGCGTCGATTTCGTCGCCGATGATACGTGGCGCCGACTTCGAGATGAGGTTAGAGCGGTTGGCGGCCAGCCATTGCACTGACATGCCGCCGAACCGCTTGTAGCGCAGGGAATCGTCGGTCGCGCGGGTGCCGAGCTTGCCCTTGAGTTCCTCGTGGGACTCGATCATCGGATCGATGCGGTCCTTCACGTAGGCGTCGCGCAACACGTCGGTCGGCATGTACCAGAGCATGCTGGCTTGGTCGCAGCCGACGGCCTGAAGGAACCAGTTCTCGGCGATGGCCGTCTTGCCGCACTGGCCGGGGCCGACGATGGCGGTGGTGTCGTACAGCCGGTCGGTCAGGGCCTCCATCGGGCCGACGAGGTAGGGAGCCACGTCGTGGTTCCAGCGCCCGACATAGCCGCCGCCCGCGTTGGCGAGGAAGCGACGCTCCGCCGCATAGTCGGCAACCGACATGACATCGGCCGGCAGCAGAGCGTCGAGCGCGTCGGCGAACAGGCCGCTCGCGTCGGCGTAGCACTCAAACCAGGGTGTCTGGGCGCCCATGCGTCTGCTCCGGCTGGAGCTTCTTCTTCAGGTCGGTGACAAGCTGCCGGCGTTGCTCGTCCAGATCCCGCTTCATGGCGGTGACGACGACTTCCGGCAGGTTGTAGCGGCGGCCCAGCGTCTGGGGCAGGCCATCCAGGAAGCGCGCGAGGCCGCCCAGCGTCTCGGCCAGGGCCGCCTGAACACGCGGGGTCGGTGTGAGAAGGCCGGCATCCGAGGCGAGCTTGCGCTCTTCGCGGTGGGCGCGGGCGAGCTGCAACCGCTGGGTTGGCGACAGTCGGCCGTCGGGCGCGTCCGGCTGATCGTCGGCGGCGACCAGCGGCAGCACGAGTTGGTCGAGCAGCGTGTCGCGCCGCGCCGCCTCGGCCTTCTCCCGTTCCTGCTGCTCGCGGATGTAGGCCACGACCACCGCGGCGTCGAACAGGTACTGCCGGCCGTTCGATCCCGGCTGGGCAATCGGGAAGTCCGGATAACGTTCGATGACCCGGTCGAGCGTGGGCAGCGAGCAGCGCAGCCGCTTCGCCAGCTCCTTCTTGTTGACCAGGACCGATTGGGCCTCGCTGCCCATCCGATCCACCATGTCAAACGCCAGCCCGCTCATCGATCGACAACAAGAAAAAGAAGAAAACAACGCAAAATCAGTTACTTCGCCCGACGCGACAACCGCGGGCGCGCGGCACCCGTGGTAGGGGGGGGCGGGGGAAGGACCCGAGAAATATTATTACCCGCCTCACCCCTGAAACAAATCGCAACATTGTTGCGCATCGGGGCGGGGGCCTGGGGGCCGCCGACCCGGACGAGGTGGCGCTCGGAAGCGCCCTCGGAGGTGGTGAGGAGGATGGGCATGGGGGTGAAAAGCAAACGCCCGGCAGGGACCATATCCCTCCGGGCGCAGTACTACATCTTGACCGGGAAGCTACCCCTTGCTTCCCCACCCGTCAAGGTCGGAAGTTCAATTCGGCGTACCTCTTCAGCTCGCGCCGCACCACTTCTCCGCACCGGCCGTTGCGCACGCCGATGTCCTTGTCGATCCCGTTCGGCCCATCGCCGCAGACCAGCACACGCTGGACGAGACCGAGCAGCGAGACCTTGTCCTTCCGCCCGCGCACGATGCGCTGCTTCATATCCAGCCGCCTGACCTCTTCCACCCACCGGTCGAAGCGCTCCACCGCCGGATCGAGCGGCATGCCGGCCAGCCGGGCGCCGGGCAGCGCACCGCCATCGACGACGAGGCGGGACGGGTCGACGGCCCGGATGGCGCCACCGCTGACCTCGATGCGCAGCCGCATCACATAGAGGATCTCCCGTGCCGCCCGCAGCTCATCCTCCGTCACCTTGCCGCTGGTCCGCATCAGGGTGATCCAGGTTGCCTCGCTGCCGGTCTCGGCACGCGGCGGCAGCACCAAGTCGGCCAGCCGCTCCGCCAGCCCCTCGGGCGCCCCGGCTTCGCCAGCCTGCCGCAGCACAGCCGCCAGCCCGGCCACAGCCTTCCGGCCGATGCCGACCCCGACCGCCGCCCGGCAGACCTCTTCGATCTGCATCCACACCGGCATGCCCGCCGCCTTCACATCGTTCGCCGTCATCGTCATGCTGCTGCCCTCCGCCACTGTCCCCTGCATCCCGTTCCTCATCCGACGGCAGCCAGGGCGCCGCCGCCCGTCCGCAACACCGTCTCCACCAGCCGGGCCAGCGTCCCGACCTGATCCTGAAGCGCGCGCATCTCGCCTCGCAGCGCCGCAATCCCGTCCGCCCCGCCCGCCGCCGGCACGTCTGCGATGAGGCCGGCGCCCCGCAAGGACGCGAGGCTCTCATCGAGCAGGGCCTGGAACTCTTCGTCGCTGGGCGTCCACCCCCGCCGCATGCGCTCAATCACATCCGGCCGCAGGGTTGAGACGGCGAGCGACGACGTCCGTTGATCCCCGCCGAGCACAGCAGTCGCACGGTGCATCACCGCCTCATGCCGGCGATCACCCCGCGCATCCCGCTTCGCCTCGGCCGCGCCCTGGGCCGCATCGACCGCCCCGGCAAGCCCACCGCGCATGGGACGCATGAGGGGCATCTCCCGCTGCCGGCGGTCGACGGTTCGTCCGCCGCCTCGCACGCGACCGGGTTGAGTCTGGTTAGATTCAGGTTCGGGGGGCGCTCCAGTCACCCTGGCGCCGCCGCCGCTGTCACCCTTACCGCCGACGGCTGTCACCCTAACGACCGTCCCTCGGCGCTCCGCCACGGGGATATCCACAGGCCGCCGGGCCTTTTCCACAGGCGCCGCGCCCGCTTGGGTGGCGTGGCGGTCACTCTGGCGAACGCCGTTCGCGGACAGGGTGGCGGCAGCGTCACTCTGCGGCGCCGTGTCACCCTGAACCGCCCCGGCACCATCCCGGTCCAGGGTGGCGCTGGTGTCACTCTCCCAGCCTAGGGTGACAGCCTCGTCATCGTCGCCGGCACCGAAGCGCTGCAGGATGCCGGCGCGCAGGGCGTCCCGCTCGAAGCGGTCCAACCGCGGCACGCTGAACAGGAAGCGGCTGGTGCTCTTCTGGCCGCGCCCGCCCTTCTCCACCAGCACCAGGACGCCGACCTCTTGCAGCCTTGCCCGTGCCCGCTTGACGCTGCGCACGATGCTCTTGAGGCGCTTCAGGCGCTCATCGGGGTCCAACTTCCCCTCCCCCTCGTCCTCTTCGCTGAAGAGAATGGACTCAGCCAGGGACGGCACCCCGAGCCACGTCACCAGTTCGCCGGAAACCTCATAGGTGACGGCGTGCGTGTTGTTGAGCATCAGGTGCCCGACACGCCGCTCGCGTTCGGTGAGGCCGGGGCAGAGGTCCAGCATCAGCCGCATTCGGCCCTTCAGGGCGCCGATGGACGGGCGCGGCGGTGCGCTGGTGCTGGCGATGGCGGTGGCGGTCATCAGACCCCTCCGTGCGGCGTGAATTTGTTGGTCTGGTTGCCCCAGGCGAGCCATCCCGGCGCGACCTGCCGCGCGAACAGCTCCACCTTGGCATCGCGGCCGGGCGCGCCCGGCTGCATCAGTTGCTCGATGCGCGTCCGGACCTCATCGGGCTTACGGCTGTGCTCGCGGGCATGGGCGTAAATCGCGTCCGGGCCGTCGGCGAACCAATCACATGGGTCCTCGACCAGCTCCCGCACCGCGCGCGACTGGCGCCGCGGACGGCCCCGCGTGGCCAGGAACACCATCTCGGGATTGCCGCGCACCCAAAAGCCGTTGTTGATGAACTCTTTCCCGCTTGGCCTCGTCTTGATCCAGGTGAACGCCACCGTCTTGTAGCGGAACCCCCAGGCGTCGATGAGGCCGAGGGCCTCCGGCAGCAGCGATTTGACGACCCACAGGAACAGGGCGCAGTCGGGTGCGGCGATCTCGCCCACCGGCAGCTTGCGCAGCTCGTCCATCGACATGGTCGGATAGTGACGGGTCGCCCCGCGCCCCTCACCGAGGCGGCTGTAATTCTCGAACGGCCAAGCGGGATCCGCATAGATCACGCTGGCCGTCCCCGGAATGATGCCGGGGAACGGCCAGTTGCGCAGCAGAGAGGAGGCCGGGGCGACGGACATCAAAGCAACGCCCCCTGTACACGGTCGGGGTGCCACTCTCGTCCAGGCGGACCGATGAAGAGTAACTCCGTTACCGCCTTCGCATCGTCGCGGGCGATGGTGTAGGTATGGGGAAGTTCCACGGTCTGAAACGCTCCAAAGATGTCGCGGACTGCCGGATGATCGTTGAGGCTCAGGATGAAGCGTCCCTTGATGCCGGCGAGTTGCTCCGCGAGCCGGGCGAAGTCGTCTCGGCTGAACAGGCCACGGCCATAGTCGGTTTCGGATTCGTAGTAAGGCGGGTCGAGGTAGTAGAGCGTCCCGACGCCGTCGTACCGGACGATGACTTCGGAATAGCTGAGGTTCTCGATCACCACGCCCGCCAAGCGGTCGTGGACCGCTTCCAGCAGGGGGTTCAACCGGGTGAAGTCGAAGCCATGGAATCCCGTGGCCGACACCCCGAAGCTGCGCCCCGACGCCTTGCCGCCGAAGGCGCACGCCTGCAGGTACAGGAAGCGGGCGGAGCGCTCCAGGTCCGTCAGCGTGGCCGGATCGGTCAGCGAGAGGCGCTCGAACTCGGCCCGCGAGGTGATCTGGTAGCGGATCATCTCGGTGAAGGCGACGTAATGGCGCTGAAGCACGCGGAAGAAGGTGGCCACGTCCTTGCCCAGGTCGTTGATGACCTCGACCGGAGGCGCCAGCCTCCGTTGCAGGAACACGCCGCCCATTCCCACGAACGGTTCGACGTAACACGCATGGTCGCACGCCTCGATCCACGGCAGGATCTTGGGCGTGAGCTTGCGCTTGCCGCCGATGTAGGCCACCACCGGGCTGACGGGCCTCACGTAACGATTTGACGACATGGGTGAACTCTGATCTGTTCCCCCTCGCCGCGCGAGCGGTGGAGGGGACGTCTTCGGACGTGCGGGCCACAACCCCGCGGTTTGGGGCGCTCCAACGCCCCGGCCCCCCGCCGCCACGGCGAGGGGGAACCTGCGAACGACGTTCGTCACAGCGTGAGGGCGCGGCATGCCATCCCTCCCTGGAAAATCAGCAGGACGGTCTGGGGATCCTGGTGCTCCGGCGCTTCGACGCTGCACAGGATGAGGTCGGTCAGGCGCTCGTGAACCGCCGACCAGGTCGGCCGGCGCCGGGCCTGCCGGCGCGACAGGTACGGCGCCATCGCCGCCCACATCTGCCCGACCGGCAGCCCCGACATCTCCATCAGGCAGAAGGCGGCGAACCGCGCCTCGTCACTGCGCATCGCCGCCCTCCAATGCCCGCGCACTGGCGACGACGCCGGTCATCCAGGCCCGCTGGGGGAAGCGGCCGGGCCGGAAGCTGCGCACCCGGCCGATAACGGCGTCGTCCTGTCGCACCAGCGCGACGTACCGGGACAGGGCATTCCGCAAGGCGTCGAGGCATCCCGTGCCGGCGAGGTAAAGGGTCGCCTCGTGGTGCAGCGCCGCCAGTTCGGGAGACAGCGCCTCGCTGTCATTCACGGCAGCGACCGCGCGCCGCAAACGCCCGAGGTCCGGCAGCCGCTGTTGCCTGGACGGCAGCAGGATGGCGTTGACCGCCATCATCAGTTCCAGGTTCTGTTCGTGGCTCATGGCGCCGCCTCCCAGCGCCACCAGCCCTGCTTTCCCTTGGCCGGAACCGGCTGGGGAAGCGGGATCGGCGCACTGACCGGGTTGGCCCAGACCTCGGGGTCGACACCGTCGAAGAGGGACGATGCCGGCACCGGCTGGCCGCCGAGGACGGTGCCGAGCACCGCCCCCAACGGCAGAACGGCGACACCGTCCAGTGCCTGCTCCAGCAGCGGCAGGGCGATGTCCGGGTCCATGCCGTCAGTCTCGCCGCGATAGAGCGCGGTGACGATGCGCGCCAGCTCGGCGCGGGACGGTACCTTCGCGCCGGCATGGACGGCCCAGCGCTCCCCGGCGACAACCCGCAACGGCCAAACGCGGAATTCATAGGGTTTCGCCCCGATGATGATGAGGCTTGCCCAAGGTTGCAGCACGGTCAGAGCGCGCATCAGAACAGACTCCCTTGCTGGATGGTCGCATCCGCCGCGGTTTCCCCGGCTTCTCCGCCGCTCCACCACGCCCGCCCCTCGCCCTCATGCTTCTGGCAGTACCAGCGGACCGCTGGCGCCCCGATAGTCGCCTTCGGCGGCCCGAAGCCGCGGGTGCCGAAGCGCCGGCACCCGTCTGTCCGGCAGAAATGCCCTGTCAGGTCAGGGAGGTGAGGGGGAGAAGGGCGCGACAGCATCGGCGCCTCACAGGGGCAGCAACATCAGGGACGGCGTGTCGCCGCCCCCATGGACAGGCTGGAAGCCGGCGGCCTGGAACATGGCCGGGTTCGCCGCCCGCACCAGGACGAAGCCCGGTGCCGGGCGCTGGGCCAGGACGAACGCCACCGCCTCATCGATCATCACGCCGGCAAGGCCGAGGCCCTGCCAGAGCGGGTCCACGGCCAGATAGCCCAGCTCCCAGCCCAGGGCGGAGCAGAAGGACGGCGAGACGGCCACCACGCCGACGACGCGCCCCCGCCCGCCGCCGAAGGCCGCGAAGAACATCGGAGCGTCGCGCCGGCCCGGTTCTAGGAAGGCGCGCATGCGGGCGCGCAGAACATTCGGGTGGAAGCGGTCGGACATCGAGCCGGCCTTGCTGTGGGCGGCGATCAGCACGTTGACGGCGCCGTCGATGTCGGCCTGCCACGAAATCTGGCGGATGGTCACCGGCCCCGGTTCGGGCAGGTTGTGGGAGCGCAGGCGGTGGCGAACGTCACGCATGGCCGCCCTCCATCACCGCCGCCGCGATGACGCGGTCGCGCACCCGGTCGGACTCCCGCGCCATCTCGGTGGCGCTCTCATCCATCGCCCGGAACGTCCGCACCCGGTCCTGGCCGTCGATGTAGGCCGCGCTTACCGCCAAGCCGGCAATCCGTCCGAGGACGATGCACAGCATGGTCGGCGAGATGCCGACGGCATCGGCACACGCCAGGACATCGTGGCTCAGGCGGCTGGCGAAAGCGGCCTCGACCGGACTCATGGCCTGCGCGCCGCTCATCACTGGCCTCTCGTCAGCATGTGGAAATGCGCGAGAAACAGACCCTCGGCAGCCGCCGCGGGCAGCGGGCAAAGCTCCGCCTCGTCCGGATCCGGCAGCGGCATCCACGGGTCGGAGCACGCCGACATCAGGTCGCGCCGTTCGGTGGCGAGCGCCACCGCATCGGCGTGATGGACCGCGCGCGGCATCGGCCAGGACAGCCCGTAACGCTCCCCGATCACACGGGCGATGTTGGACTCGACCGAGCGCACCACGCCCGGTGCGATGGCTTCCAGCGCCACCTTCACCGGCCGGACGATGTCGCCGATGTACGCTTCAGCGGCGTCGTGCAACAGACCCCACAGGGCGTACTCCGACGGGCAAAGCTGGGACACATGCACGCTGTGCTGCGCAACCGAGTAGAAGGTCCGGCAATGACCGTTGAACCGGCAGACCTTGGACAGGCTCGACGCGATGTCGCGGATGTCGATCAGCTCGGCGCGCGGCTCGAGGACAGGGAAGGCCCGGCCGGAAGCGACCTGAACCCAGGGATGGGGCGTGGTGGATGCAGCCATCGGTCAGCCCTCCCGCCCCACAGCACCCATCTTCTCGGCCCGCAGACGGAAAAGGAGGTCGAGACTGGTCTCGATGGCCTCCTTCGCCTGATGTCCCTCGCGGATGGCATGATCGAGTTCGGTGATGCTGCGCTCGCCGTCGGCTTCCATGGCGTGGACGGCCGAGGCGAACTCCCCGACCTCCCTCATCACCACCAGCACGCCGATGCCCGGCCCGTCGGGAGTGGACGGACGGCGCCCGGCCATCGGCTCCAACCGGTAGCCCTGGAATTCGGCCAGAAAGGCGGTCACCCACGGCTTGCCGGCAGCGGTCTCCAGATCGAGCACCATGTCGACGGCGGCGAACAGGTCGTCACGGACCGGGTCGCCGTGCCGGTGGAGGGTGGCCTCGCTGCCGCGGGTCAGCGCCGCAGCCGCTTCGTAGCTGCCCACCGCCGCGCACAGTCGCCGGAATTCAGCTTTGAGCCTGAGATACACGCCAAGCGGGTGCAGGCGACCTCGGTTATCGGAACTGGAATGGCTCATGGTTTTCTCTCACTTTCGGGGCGGACGGCGGCGTGAGATAAGGCGGCCATGGAAGGCCGACGGGCTTTCAGGGCGGCCACCAAGTCGTCAGGGAAGAAATCTTCCAGCTCGAGGTCAGCCCCCGTGACGAGAGCGTGACGCAGCAGTTCGACCTGATGCGGGGCGGGCACCAGTCCGCCCGTACCACCTTCGGCACGAGGCTTTTTCCAGCGCTCGACGTTCTGCCGGGCGCGTTGCACCACGGTCGCGACAACCTTGGTTCCGCCAAGCTTGGCGATGACGCGTTCAGCGGGAGTGGGGGACTGATGTTCGCACATGGCGCGCACGATGCACGAATTTCGTGCAGACAGCAAGACGGTAGCGACCGAACTTCGTGCGGGCATGCCGATCCATGTCAAGCCACGATCCCGGCTATGTTCGGCAAATGGCTCCTCGATAGACTTAAGTCTCTGGGATTAACCCAGGAAACCGCGGCCCACGCGTTGGGCCGGGAACGCTCGTTCATTCAGCGACTAGCGGGCGAAAAGCAGGCGTTGCGCGTGGACGAGGTCGCGACTCTGGCCACCACCCTGCAGGTCCGGAAAACGGAGCTGCTCGCGGCCTGCGGCCTGGACCTGTCGGACGAGATCCAGACGGGCGCCGACCTCGGCATCATGAAGGCATGCCTGGAGGAGTTCGTCAGCGCTTGCCAATCCGGCGGTGTCCGGCTGGACCGGGCCAAGCCCGAACAGGTGTCGCGCACAGTGCTCTACCTCTACGACCGCGCTATCCAGCGGTCGCGCGCGGAACTCCAGCAGCTCGCCCACGACATCGTATCCTACGAGTCGGCTCCCGGCGGCTCCCTTCCCACCGACAAAGCTTAGCTGACCCGATAACGTTCTGACGCACGGAATTCGTTCGCGCAACCTTCGCGACATACTCAGTTATGTCGTGAAAGAAAAATTGCGCCATGCGTCATTTTCGCTCTCCCCCAGATACATCAAATAATGCAAGCATTCTCCATGTCTGGCTGTGGCGCATCCCGCCACTGATCGTATATGGAGCAACCGCGTGCTTACCGTGACCGCCGATCTGCCTGCGCCGCTGCGGGATCTGATCAACCTGTCGTCGTCCGTAGAGGGCGAAACGATTGTTTTTCGGCCGGATGACCGCATTGCGTTCGTCAGCGACGCGGCTCGCCGCCGCTATCCCTTCGCCAACTTCAGCGCCGGCACGCACTCATTCTCGTCGGTGTTTTGGGGAACGCTGGAACACGGCATGACGTCGCCGCAAGCGCTACGCATCGAGCCGGAAGGGTATCTGGCAATGGCCCAGGCGGTACGGCGGGCGAACGATGCGCTGGACTTCCAGAAGGTCTACGACGGCGCCCATCTCCTCTGCCACCACCGCCGGCTGCCCGATGGCTGGAGCGCCCAGGTGCGCGTCGACCTGCGCAGCCCCCGCATGCACGGCCTGCTCGACAGCACGCAACCGCTGAACCTGTTGGAGGCGATGCAGCATGTGCAGCTCGCCGCCCGCCTGCACACTGCGATGAACCGGCTCCCGGTCGGCGTGTTGTTCGTAGACCGGGACGCCCGCCTCGTGTGGCGCAACGATGCCGCCGCCGAGGCATTGCAGGAAGCCCGCGCCCTGGCGGTCGACGATGGGCGCCTGCATCTTCCGGATCCGTTTGCGCGAACGTCGTTCGCCATCGCCCTGCGGGACGTCCTCAGCACCGACGGGCAGGCACAGCGCTATGTGGCCTGCCCCGACGGCGAGCGGACGCGGCTGCTGTCGATCTCCCGCTCGGCCATGCCCGACGAGGCCCTGGTGTTGCTCGCCCCTGTCGATGCCCCGGATGCCAGTGTCGTAGAGGCATTGGCCACCCTTGGCCTGTCGCAAGCCGAGTGCCGCGTGGCCCTCGCCATCGGCTCCGGCGGCAGCCCAGCCGAGGTGGCGGAGGCTACCGGCAGGCAGGAATCCACCGTCCGCCGCCAGCTCGCGGCGGTCTACCAGAAGCTCAGTTCGAATATGGGCGTCTCCTCCCAACGCGCGCTCGCGAAGCTCGTCGGGCAGGTGGCGTCGATAGCCGGGGTGTCCCGGCGCTTTTTTCACTGTTAACCAGCGAGGATCTATGAACGCGACCAAGGCGATTGCCGAACTCGACCTGTCCGCCGTGCATGCGGACCTGGTACGCCGCGACGGCATGACGCCGGCCCAGGCCGACGCCGCCATCACGATGTATCGCCAGTTCCTGACCCTGGCAGCCCTGTACCCGGCAATTCCGGTCTGCCCGCCGAGCGCGGCCGACAAGGCGTGGCACCGCCACATGATGCGACCCCTCGCCTATTTCGACGTCTGCCAGCCGCTGTTCGGCGGCCCACTCGACCATGATCCGGACGCCTATGGGACGCCCGAATTCACCGCGGCCTGGGGTGAAACCCGCCGCCTGTTCCGCGAGCATTTCGGGATCGAGCTTCTGGCCGATGCCACCGCACTCGAGGCGAACAGCCGCGCCCCCGCCGCCTGCTACCGCCCGCTGCCCAAGGCGGCGTGATCACGTCGCCCGGCCGGGAACCATCCCGGCCGGGCGGTTACATTCTGAAGGATTGGTCATGAAGGACGATCATCAGCGCGCGCAAATCCGCGCCGACATGGAGGACCTCCTCAAAGAGGCCCGCCGACAGACCCGCCGCGACTGGATGCCCTGGTTGCTGCTCGCCACTGCCCTTGCGGTGGCCGTCGCGTTGCTGCCGGTGTGGGTCCTGAAATGACGACGCTTATCCGTGCCGCAGCCTGGGCGGTCCTGGCGTCCCTGTCCTTCCAGCTTTCGAACGCCTTGGTCAAGGCGGTCGGCGCCACGCTGCCCTCCCCCGAGGTGGCCCTGTTCCGGGCCGCCGGAGGCGTGCTCCTGTTGCTGGTGGCATGGCGCGAACTGTCCGCGCTTCGCCGCCTTTCCGACCCCTGGATGCACGCGGTGCGCGGTGGGCTTGGCGTCCTGACCCTGCTGTGCCTGATGCACGCTTTTTCGACACTGCCCCTCGCCCTCGTCACCGCGGTTTATTACGGGCGCGTGCTGCTCATGATCCCGCTGGCCTCCCTTGCACTTGGCGAGCGCTCGCGCCCCACGCTCTGGCTTGCCGCCGCGGCGGGCTTCATCGGCGTGACTGTCGCCGTTCTGCCGAGTTTGCAGCAGCCGGAGCTGGGCAGCGGGGTTGCGGCCCTCCTCATCGCAACCGTCGCATCAGCAGGGTCGCAGGTGGCCGTTACCCGCCTGACCCGGAGCAACCCGCCGTCGGTGATCGTCGCCGTGTTCTGTGCGGTCTCGATGCTGGCCCTGACCCCCGCCGCCACCGCGGTGTGGACACCGCCCAGCTTTGCCGAGGCGGCACTGCTTGTCGGCATCGGGCTGGCCGGCGCCGGGGCACAGTATGCGGTCACCCGTGCCTATGCACTCGCGGGCGCCAGCTACGTCGCCCCGTTTTCGTACCTGGAAATCCCGGTTGCGGCGGCCATCGGATTCGCGATGGCCGGCGAGGTTCCGACCCTGCAACAGGCGGTCGGCTGCCTCCTGGTGGTGGCTGCGACGCTGTTTGTTACATCCGCGACCGCGCCACGACCAAGACGGGCAGTCCAAGTCGCATGACAATTTCAGCGTTCGCCTGCTGTTGATGCACGAATTTCGTTCGCTCGCCGCTTGACCGTCGCACGAATTTCGTGCAACGTCGGAGCCATGAACCCGCCGCCTTACGGGCGGCAGGTTGCGTTTCCTCCCTAGACTTCTCTGGCGGCTTGCCGGGCAGGCAGGCCGCCAGGGTTTTCTCGGAGGCTCCGACGGAAAGCCGATGCGTCGCCTCTGCCGCACCCTTCATACCCCGCGAACGCCGTTCGCCGCCCTACGAGGCGCGCAGCCGGGCCACCGCCGCCTGACAGAAGCGCTCGGCCTCCCGGCGCAACGCGGGATCGCCGCAGAACGCGGTCACCTCGTCCCGCATTCCCAGCCGCAGTTTTTCAATCTCCGCGACATTCAGCAGGGCCGGGCCGACCTGTTCGGCAAACCGGATATGGCGAACCTCCGCCATCGGGGCGGCAAGCTGCACGGCGATCCCGCGCTCGCCGGCGAAGTCGGCCTGCGCGATGACGCGTACGCCTTCGGCATCGGGCATGGCATCGCGCACCGCTGGCCAGACATCGCCCAGGACGAAGGACAGGCGGTCGAACCAGCCCTTGTCGGTGAAGGACTCTATTGGCTTCAGCCACACGGTGACGAACGGTCCCGCCCGCTCGACACGTTCCACATGAGTGCTGGACCGCTCCACCTTGCGCAGCGCCTCGGCCGCCCTGGCGGAGGCCGCCTCCTCGGCCCGCTGGGCGGCACGGCGCTCGGCATCAGCGCGCGGGGCCTCGCGAGCGACTTCCGCCCGCGCCTCGGCCACCGCCTCCCGCTCAATCCGTTCCTTGGCCAGCCGCGCCCGCTCTTCCGGGCTGAACGTGCTGCCCAGGGCGAACAGCGCGGCGACCGCCACCAGCCCATAGCCTCCGGTCGCCTTGAGGCGTCCGGGCTTCCAGCGCGCCGGCAGCACGGCCGCCGGGCGCACGGCACCAACCACCGCCGCCCCCGCCGCCAGCAGCGCGAGCAGAGCAAGAACCTCCTGCATCGTCATGAACTCCGGTTGTTCAGGGGCCGAACTTTACCCCGCTGGGCTGCGCAAGTCCAAACGCCCACCCGCCCCGCGGCATTTCCCCCCAGCAACGACAGAGGGTTCCATGGCTGAAATCGACGCTCGCGCCTACGAGGTTGCGTCCGTGGCGCAACTGCTGACGGTGAACAACGAAGGCGACGACCTCGCCAACGCCGACACCGATTACCGGCTGGTGATGGCCGCCATCACCGAGCACATCGGGGCGTACGGCGGCACGGCGACCGGCGAAGTGACCATCAAGTTCAAGATCGTGGCCGATGCGAAGGGCGTCGATGTCGCCATCGAGACGACGCGCAAGATGCCCAAGCGCCCGCTGTCGAAGGCCCGCTACTTCACCACCGGCAAGGGCGACGGCCTGACCCTGCGCAATCCGAACCGCGAGACCATGTTCCCCGGCCAAGATCTTGGCCGGCGGCGGTTCGGCGACCCTTCGTAACCCCTCCCCTCACCCACCAGGAGTCCCGTTCCGATGGAACCCACCGCGATCCCGGATGGCACCGCCATCCTCATCGACACCCTGCGCGGCCTGACCCAGGCCGAGCGCATTCCCTTGGATACGCTGGGAACCGCGCCGGCCGCCCTCGTCCTGCCGAAGGACAAGAAGCTGGAATCCCTGAAGCCGCTGTTCGACGCCTTCCGGACCGCGCCGCAGCGCATCGAGCAGACCGTCACCCTGGGCACGGCCGACAGCTTCATCGCCTATGTGTCCCGGTTCAAAACCCCGTCCACCTCGGTGTTCGTCGACGCCAACCCGGCCAAGCCGTCCATGGTCGCCGCCATCGACTGGCATGGCGTCCACAGGGACTGGCCCGGCGCGTCCCCCGACACCGGCAAGCCGGCCCTGGATACCTCCCCCAGCTTCATCACCCACAAGGCGAAGCACCAGTTTCCCCTGTCCGACGAGCTGGTCGCGTGGCTGAAGGCGATGAACGGCGACCCGATGAAACAGGAGGACTTCGCCTTCTTCCTGCAGGAACGGGAACGCGACATCGAGAACCCGCCGGTCGACTGGATGTGCGTCGACGAGGATACCGTCAAGGGGGTGATGCTGGCCCTGAACCTCGTGGACGACAAGGGGCCGCGCGACGATGCGGGCAACTACGTGATGCCCGACCCGGCCGAGTACGGCGAGGACGAGGTGTCCGAGGAGCCGGAAGACACTCGCTACATGCCGCGCAGCGCCCTGTACAAGCTGCGGAAGATCAAGTTCGCCCACGCCGAGCAGATGATGCGGCTGGCCGCCGGCATCGAGGTCGAGCAGTCCACCTCGGTGAAGCAGGCGTTCGACCCGAAGTCGGGCAAGCGCACGCTGATGTTCAAAGACGACAACGACACCCGGATGGATGGGCGCAAGGTCACCATCCCCGACATGTTCTTCATCAACATCCCGGTGTTCGACGGTGGCGCCCGCCACCTGCTGCCGGTGCGGCTCTACTTCCGCATCAAGGGCACCCAGGTGGTGTGGATGGTCGAAGTGGTCGACATCCGCCGCATGATCCGCCACGCGGTGGAGACGGTGGCCACCCGCGTGCAAACCGAAACCGGCACTCACGTCTATTGCGGCGTCGCGGGCCTCTGAGCGCCTGCGCACCAGGACCGGAGGCAACCCCGCCTCCGGTCCGCCCCTGAAAAGCAGAGGTCATCATGGACACCCCTTCCAACCCCGGCAGCGCCGGGGAACACCCCGACCTTGCCCAGAAGGGAGCGCCCTCGCCGCTCGGCGTCGCGCTCAAGGCCCGGCGCACCGAACGGGCCTTGAGCCAGCGGGCACTGGCGCGCGCCAGCGGCGTGCCTCAATCGGTCATCAGTGCCCTGGAGACGGGGGCCAACGCCACGGCGGAGCCGGCGACCGTCGAAGCGCTTGCCGGCGCCCTGGATTGCGCGCCTGACGACCTGACGAGCGCACCGCCACCACCGGAACCCACTCCCGCCCCCGCCGATACGCCGCCGGCACCCCAGGCGACCGGCGCCCAGCTCATCCCGCACAGCCGGCTGAAGCGGTCGCACCTCAACCCCCGCAAGTTGTTCGACGACGCTGCGCTGGACGATCTGGCGGCCAGCCTGCTGGCGGACGGCATCCTGCAGAACCTGCTGGTGCGCGCCGATCCCGAGGTCCCCGGTGACTATCTGGTCATTGCCGGAGAGCGCCGCTGGCGGTCCGCCGGGCGCAACATCGAGCGCGGCCACTGGACCGCCGACCACCCCATCCCCTGCCTTGTCGTCGAAGCGGACGAGGTCAAGCATCGCCTCTTGGCTATCGTGGAAAACCTGCAGCGTGTGCAGGTGGACCCGCTCGACGAGGCCGAGACCTATCGCGAAATGCTGTCCTACGGCGAGTGGGACACCGCCGCCATCGCGGGCGCCATCGGCAAGAGTTCGCGGCATGTGCAACTGCGGCTCGCCCTGCTGAACCGCCTCGACGAGACCGCGCAGCAGGCCCTGCGCACAGGCGAAATCAACCTCGCCGCCGCCCGCGCCCTGACCGCCGCGCCGCTCCCTCTGCAGCGGGAGCTGCTCGACCGCATTTCCCGCGGCGACCCCAGCCTGCGCCGGTCCGAGGATATCGCCGCCCAGATCAAGGCCAGCCTCTTTCCAGCCAGCCGGGCGCTATTCCCGCTCGAAAGCTACCAGGGCGAAACCAGCTCCGATGCGATCAACGGCGAAACCCTGCTGCTCGACATCGAGCAGGCGCGCGAGCTTCAGCAGGCAGCCATCGACCGGACGGTGGAGAAGCTCCGCAGCCGGTTCGATTGGGTGAACGTGATGCGCCACAACGACTGGTGGGAGCCGGGCGGTGGTGACCGGATCATCTACGCCGCCGACCGGCCGGACAGTGCCGGCGCCGATCTCCCGCGGGGTGCGGTGGTGCGGGTGGGCGGCAACCTGGAAGTCAAAATCTTCAAGGATCTTGTGGCGGTTGCCCGCCCCTCCTCCCCCGCCGTCTCGGCGCCCGACGATGGCCAGCCCAGCGCGCCGGCCGACAACACCGCCAACTGGCAAGCCGCCTTTCCGACAACCCACACCGCCGCTCCCGCCCCGCCCGACCCGGTCGGCGCGGTGTCGATCGAGCGGCGAATCCTCGCCAAGCGCGCCAAGACGCGGGCGTTGCAGACCGCCCTGTTCGTCCACCCGGACGCCTGGATGCACCAGTTGATCCTGGCCCTGCTTGGCTGCCGCGACGTCTGCGGCATTGCGGCGCCGCCGCCGCGGTGGGAGACGGCGGTGGTCGCCCCCGAGGTCAGCGCGGTGCTGCGCCGCTTCCGCGACCAGCTCGGCGGTGACGACGCGTTCTTGCCGATGAGCGACGAATGGCCGTACCTGTCCCTGGCCCGCGACGATGAGCACAGCACGTCGACCACGCTCGCGGCGCTCGCCCTTCTGCCTCACCTGCAGGCGTTGCCGGCAGACGAATCCCTCCGCCTGTTGAGTGCCTTGACCGCGAGCCGCTGCTCCACCCCCTGGATCCCGATGCGCCCGAACTTGGGGGACGAGCCGCTCGTTCTAGCCGCTGCGACTGCCGTCGGCGCCGACATCGGCCTGTCGCCCTCCCCCATCGACGAAACCTATCTCGACGAGTTGACCGCCGATCAGCTCGAACGGCTGGCCTGGGACATCGGCGCCACCCGCGACATTGAGGCATTCAGCGCCCTCAACAAGAAGGAGCGGTTCCGCCTCGTCCTCGATTTCATCGCGGCGAACGACGTTCGGCATGTGCCGGCGGAAATGACGTTCGGGACGGCGAGCGACATTGAGACGGCTCTGCTGTCCGAACCAGATGACAAGCCGGAAGAGGCTTCCACCTGCACCATCACGGGGCTGCCGAAGGAGGTGCCGGCGGAGGCCATCGGGCAACTCGCGGCGGCGGTGGCAAGGCTGCCGGAGTTCGGCCGGATCCTCCTGCCGCTCGAAGCACGGGGCGCGACCCTCTCGCTAATGAAGCAAACCCACGGCGAAGCCCCGGAAATCTACACTGCCGCCTCCTTCGATGACGGCTTCAAGCGGGTCGCCATTGCGGACGCCAAGCCCAGCCACATCGCCTCTTTCATCCGCGTCTGGCTGGAGGAAGTTCAATGACGGAGGTTGTCCGCGTCACCCACGGCGACGGCAAGCTGCCCAACCTTGCACTGATGAAGATCGTTCATTGGCACAGGACGCGGGGCGATGATGTTGTGTTCACCTGGTCTGCTGAAAGGGACCTGTTGGACCGCCCACACTACGACCGGGTGTACGGCTCATTCACATTCAGCACCAGTGCCGACAAGGTGTCTCGGTTTCGGGCGACGTGGCCAGACGCCATCATAGGCGGAACCGGCTCTAGCACGCCAATTACGGTCGAACAGATCATCGGCCTGCCGGAGTACGAGCATTACGATTACAGCGTTTACCCTGCCGAAACGCGGTCCATCGGCTTCACCGCACGGGGTTGCAGGCTGTCGTGCAAGTTCTGCGTTGTTCCCACCAAGGAGGGGCGACCTCGCTCCGTCAACACCATCGCCGATATCTGGCGTGGCGGCGATCTCCCCCGTCACCTGATCCTCTTGGACAATGATTTCTTTGGTCAACCGGCGGAACAGTGGCGAGCGAGAATCCGCGAAATCGCCGAGGGCGGGTTTCGCGTTTGCTTTATGCAGGGCATCAACACGCGGCTGATCGATGACGAAGCCGCTGAGGCACTTGCCTCCATTCAATACTACGACGACGGCTTCAAGCATCGGCGCCTCTATACGGCCTGGGACAACCTCAAGGACGAGCAGGTCTTTTTTCGGGGAGTGGAGCGCCTGGAGCGCGCCGGCATCCGCCCATATCGCCTGTTCGTGTACATGCTCGTCGGTTTCGACAAGCACGAAACCTGGGCGCGCCTCTTCCACCGCTTCAACCGAATGGTGGAGCGAGGACTGTTGCCGTACCCCATGGTCTACGGTGATCGCACCCGAACGCTCCCGCTAGGCGGATGGAACGAGCCGATTGAACACCGGACTCTCGGCGAGTTCCAGCGGTGGGTGATTCGTGGCGCCTATCGGGCCAACCCACCCATTCCCTTCCGCGATTACGACGTGAGCGCCAAAGGCCCACGCGGGATCCGGCATCCCCAGCTATTCGAGGAAGCAGCATGACGCTCAACAGCGCCATCGAATGGACCGACAACAGCCTGCCGCTGGTGACCGGGTGCCGGAACAAGGGCGCGGGCTGCAAGAACTGCTACGCCGTGCCCTTGGCATGGCGGCTGGCGCACAACCCCCACCCCGCCCTGTCCGAACGCTATGCCGGCACCGTCGAGAAGCGGCCGGACGGCACGCTGGTGTGGACCGGCCGCGTGAACGTGAACCTCGATCAGCTCAACGCCATCCAGTCGGCGCGCAAGCCCCAGGTCTGGTTCGTGTCCCATGTCGGCGACCTGTTCCACGACGACGTGCCCGCCGCGGTCGCCGATGCGCTGCTGACCGTCGCCGCCCTGAAGCCGGAGCAGCGCATCGTCATCCTGACCAAGCGCGTGCATCGGATGGCGGAGCTGCTGACGGCCGGGCCGAAGCCGCTGGCGAATGTCTGGCTGGGGGCGTCCGTCGCCAACGACAGCGACGCCGCCGAGGCCGCCGAACCGCTGGCCAGCCTCGCCGCCGCCGGCTGGCAAACCATCGTCTCCTATGAGCCGGCCGTTGGTCCCGTCGATTGGGGCCGGCATGGCTTCACCTTTCTGCGCGGAATCATCTCCGGAGGAGAGACAGGGGGAAAGGCACGACCGACCCACCCGGTCTGGCATCGCGATACCCGCGATTTCTGCCTCCGCCACGGCATTGCATTTTTCTTCAAGCAATGGGGTTCGTGGCGCATCTTCTACGACCGCGATGTGGATGACCCGGACTGGCGCCGCACGCCTCGCGTCGACGGGCAGTTCGGACCGGGTGCCAAGCAGTATCTCAATCTGGCCGGCGGGATGGGCTTCCATGGGGAGCGTCTGATCGCGGCGGTCCATGTCGGCAAGAAAGCCACCGGGCGCGAGCTGGATGGACGGACCTGGGACGACCTCCCCTGGCGGGCGGCAGTCTGATGGACGGCTCGGCACCCATCCTCATCGACCCGTCGCGCTTCACGGCGGCCTCGGTCCGGACCGTCCTGGCCGCCGACCTGTTCTGCGGCGGCGGCGGCACCAGCACCGGATTGAAACAGGCCATCGCCAGGAAGGGGATGAACCTGCAGCTTGTCGCGGTGAACCACTGGTCCGTCGCGGTCGACACGCATTCGACGAACCATCCGGACGCCGTCCACTATTGTCAGGATCTCGCCACGCTGCGCCCGCTGGTCGCGGTGCCGGGCGGACGCCTGGACCTTATGGTGGCCAGCCCGACATGCACGTATCACAGCCGGGCGCGCGGCGGTCGGCCGACGAGCGACCAGCAGCGCCAGGACCCGTGGCACCTGCTGACATGGCTGACGGAACTCCGCGTCGCTCGGATTTTGGTCGAGAACGTTCCTGAGTTCGTAAAATGGGGGCCGGTCGATCCGGCTACCGGACGCCCCATCAAGGAACGCGAGGGCGAGTATTTCCGGGCATGGGTGCGCGCGCTGGAAGCCATCGGGTTCGTGGTGGAGTGGCGCATCGTCACCTGCGCCGAATATGGCGACGGCACCACCCGCCAGCGGTTCCTCCTGATCGGCCGGTCGGATGGCCTGCCGCTGCGCTGGGCCGCCAAAACCCATGGCCGCCCCGGAACTCCCGGCCTCCGGCCGTGGCGCACGGCCCGCGACATCATCGACTGGCGCCGGAAGGGCCGCGACGTCTTCGGCCGCCCCGTGCCGCTGAAGCCGAACACGTTGCGCCGCATCATGGTGGGCGTTGAGCGGCATTTCGGCGGACTGGCGCCGGCCTACCTTGCGGCGCTCGATCTCGAACTGGCACGCTCGATAGCCCGGTGGGGCGACAAGACGAAGGAGAAGGCCGGACGCAAGCGCCGGCAGCCCGGCAGCGTCACCACCCCGGCCTTGATCGAACTGCGGGGCACCGCCTGCGCCCACCCGGTCGACAACCCGGTGCCGGGCATCACGGGAGGCGGCTACCATCTCGGCGTCGTCTCCCCCGAGGCCGAACCCTTCACGATGGGCCAGCATTCGGGGAGCGTGGCCCGGCGCACCAGTCATCCGCTGATGACGGTCGCCGGAAAGGGGGCGATCTCGCTGGTGCAGCCGTCGCTGAACGCGGTCGATCCCATCCTGCTGCACGTCAACCACCAGGGCGAGGCGGCCCGCCTTCTGCCGGTGAACGACCCTCTGCCGACCGGCACGAGCAAGCGCGGGATCGGGGTGGCGACGGCGCTCATCGCGCCCTATTACGGCTCCGGATCCGGCGAAACCTGCAAGCCGGCGACCGAGCCGCTCGACTCCCCGACCACCAAGGCCCGCTTCGGCTTGGTCGAACCGATCCTGGTTCAGATCGACCAGCATGGCAGTTCCGGACCATGCGTCCGCCCGACCTCCCAGCCAACGCCGACGCTCATCACCAAGCAAAATCTGGCCGTCGCCGAGCCGGTCCTGGAACCGGCCGCGCCGTTCATCTCCGTCTACAACGGCCCCAAGGGCGACCAGGTGCGCGCCAGCCGGCCGGCGACGGCCCCGCTGCCGTCCCCGACCACCGAACCGCGCTTTGCGGTGTGCGAACCCTGGCTCGAGGCCACCATCGCCGGCAGCGAGGAGCTGCAGCATCTGGCCGAGCAGCGGCGCCTCACCGTCATCGACGGCGTGCTGCACGTCATCAAGCTCCCCTTCCGCATGCTGTTCAACGACGAGCTGGCCCGCGCGATGAGCTTTCCAGAGGGCTACGAGTTCCGCGGCAAGCAGGTGGAAGTCACCAAGCAAATCGGGAACGCCGTCCCCGTCTACACCGCCGAAGCCCACATCGCCGCGCTCTTCGAGGACTGACCCATGCCCGACGATACCGTCTCCCGCGACCTCTATGACGATGCCGAAGCCGAGTGCGAACGGCTGCGGAAGATCATCCGGTGGTGCGCCGAGCGCCTGCCGGCGGAGCACCATCCCGCCCTGCAGGTGCTCTTCGACGACGCGGTCGTGCCAGATCACACCGACGACCTGGAAGCGGACCTCGCCCGCGCGCAGACGCTGATGCGGAAGCTCGCGGAGCAGCTCCACCCCGTCTTCTACACGCGCAGGCTCCCGAAGGGCTGGCTCAGCGTCACCCAGGATCTCTTCGTGCAGGTCAACGCCTTCAAACCCTCCCACCCCCTCCTCCGCCCCACCATTCAAGGAGTCTCCCGCCCATGATCCGCTTCGTCGAACCGGTGTCGGCGCTGATGGAATGCGCCCTCGCTGAGTTTCCGTCCCTGTCCACAAAGGTCGTTCTGGTGTCCGGCATGGCCGAGGCCGAGGGCGCCTGGGGGCAGACGTGGTGGCCGGACGAGTCCGGCGAGCTGCACCCCGAATGGGAAGACGGCATCACCGCGCTCGTCCAGATCGATGCCGGCGCCCCCTATCACGCCATGCCCGACATCTTGGCCCATGAACTGGCCCACGTCGTGGCCGGGCCGGACGGCGGACACGGCGATGTTTTCGCCGACGCCTATCTCCGGATCCACGCCGCCTTCTGTCGCGCCCATGGCGAGGAGCCGACGGCCGAGATGCTGGCGGAACTCCACGAACTGATCGAATGCGCGCGGACCGGGCGGGCCTTCGGCACCGAACCGGCACCGGCCCCCGTGCTGATGAGCGCCGAAAATCCGGACGGGTGGAAGCTGGAGAAGCTGCTCACCCAACTGATGGAGGAGCTGCTCGCCAAGACGAAGAAGATCGCGAACGACGTTCGCCCGGCGGCCCGCATCGTCCATCGGAACAACCTGCGCATCATCCAGCACTTTCATCAGGCCGTTACCCTGCAGTGCGAGTCCATGAGCGCCCTGGCCACCGTCGCCCCGGATCCAGGGCCGGAAGGCACCCCGCGCATCGGGGTCCCCGATGCCACGCCGCCGGCATCGCCCACCATGCCGGGTGCCCCGGCCATCCCGTGTCTGTGCCTCTCCGAACAGGACGCGGCGGGCTGCGTGTGCAATACCGACGAACGGGCTTTGCGCGCTTGGGCCTACAACGGTCACGCCATTCCGATGACGGGCGAACAGCGGGCGTGGTGCGCCTATCAGGTGCGCTCTTGCGGCGACGCCACCGACCAGCCCGACAGCTTCGACGATCACACCGACGAACAGCTCGCCCGAGCCGTGCTGTCCGGGTGGCAGGACTTCGCCTGCGACAAGGGCCTGCTCTGACCCGCCCGCCGAGGAGGCCCTCCATGTCATCCCTGCCCCGCTTCCCTGGCGAGCGCCTCACCGCCTTCCAAGCCAAAGTTGCGCAGATCGAAGCCCAGGGTTTGCCACCCTCCGAACGCCGCCGCGCCCTGGAAAAGCTCCGCGATGAAAGCGGCGTCACCTCGCTGAATTTCCGGCCCTGGACCCTCCCGGCCGATGCTGTTCGCTCGGATGAAGAGGTGCGCGAGCGTCGGCGGAAGGCCAACGCCAACCGTCGCCGCCGAACCGAACAGGCTGCCTGAAGGAGCCGACATATGACCGTCTACGTTGACGACGCCATCCACCGGTTCGGCCGCATGCTGATGTGCCACATGTGGGCCGATACGGAGGAGGAGCTGCTCGCGATGGCCGACCGCATCGAGGTCGCGCGCAAATGGATCCAGGGCCACCCGACCCTGTCGCACGGCAAGCACCGTGAGGCGTCCTGGGTCCATTTCGACATCGCCAAGGGAAAGCGCGAACTGGCGCTGCAGGCCGGCGCCATCGCCACCGACCGTTACGGCCCGGTGGAGCACACCGCCCGCCTCGACATCGCGTCGGGCGACCCGGCCCGCGTTGAGCGAGGCAAGACGATGCTCGCCCGTGTGGCGGCCATCCGCGAGCAGAACGCCACCCAACCGACGCCGCAGGGGAGCCTGCTATGACCGACCTCTTATCGCGCCTCGAATGGGCGCACGACGATCTGGCCGACGACTTGGCGTGTCACATCGGGCGCTCCAATCGCCTCACCTTCACCGACATGCAGCTCGGCCCGTCGGGCAGCCCGCGCCCGGACGTCTACAGCCTGCCGACCACCTACAGCCGTTTCTGCCCCATCGCCTACGAATGCAAGGTGTCGGTCTCGGACTTCCGAGCGGACGTGACCGCCGGCAAGTGGCAGACCTACCTGCCCTTCGCGTCGGCGGTCGTCTTCGCGACACCGGCCGGGCTGATCAGCGCGAAGGAACTGCCACCCGGTTGCGGCCTGATGGCGCGCGGCCCGAACGGCTGGCGCATGGTCAAGTCGCCGACCCTGCGGCCGGTGGAGAACCTGCCGCTCGCCGTGTGGCAGAAATTGCTGTTCGATGGGATCGAGCGGGCCGAGCGCTTTCGGAAGGCCGAACCGCGCAAGGCCCACGACTGGCTGGTGCGCGACCGCATCGCCCGTGAGTTGGGGGCTGATGTCGCCGCGCTCTTCACCCATCGCGAGGCCATCGGCAAGGCCGCCAGCGAGATCGCCGGGCTGATGGGAAGCGCCCAGGGCGCGTCCTTTGCCGGCGCCGCGGACCGCGAGACCCGCTGGCATGCGTCCAACCTGTCCCACGCCGTCTCCAACGTGGTGGGCGTGTGGCGCGACCTCGCAAAGCTGCTCGGCCTCGAGTCCGATTGGCCGAGCTACCGGGACCTGAAGGAGGTGAAGGACCGGCTCGCCCGCCTCGATCCCCGCACCGCCTCAGCCGCCGCCATCGAGGCGCTCGACCGCATCCGCCACCAGCTCGACCGCACGCGCCGCGAACTGGCAGGCGCCGACGAGGAGACGGAGGGCCGGCGCGATGCAGACTTTCTTTGAGGACTTCACCCTCGACGATGGACGCAAGGCCACGGTCGTGTGGGGCTGGAGCGGGCGCGAGGAATGCGTCCTGGTCGAAAGCGCGTGGGAGACCGAGAGCGAACAGCCCATCGAACTGAGCGAAACCGAGAACGAGCGCTTCGACCGGCAGGTTCTCGCACTCGACCCGTTCCCGCCCCATGAAGTTTGGGAGGATTGAGGCCATGAACCTGCTCGAACAAATCATCGCCACCGAAGCCAAGTTGGCGCAACTCCGCCAGCAACTCGCCGCAGCCCCCTGCGCTGAGGTTGGCCATCGCTGGAAACATGTCGGCGGAGCGAATGCCGGTTGCGGCCCCGACTGCGGGTGTTCGGTGCCTGTTCATCGGTGCGAGGCGTGTGGCGATTGCGACTATGGCGAGAACGAGGAAGCAAGGGAGAAGCTTGCCGCCTGCGCCGCCGAACGAGCCGAGACGGGGGAAGTCGATGCAGCCTGACCGGACCACACCCAGGCGGATCCAGCGCAGCCGCGCCAAGGGCTGGCGGATGCCGGCGAACGCCATCTATGTCGGGCGCGGCACTCCCTACGGGAACCCGTGGCGGGTGGGGCAGCGCGGCGAGCCGGAACCTCGCACCGGCCCCACCGATGACAAGCGTTATGACCTCGGCGGCGGCGGCTACCTGCGCGCCTTCAATCCGCCGATCAAGATCCACCTCTTCCCGGCTCCGCTGACGGCCGAGGATGTCGTCAGCCGCTACCGCGCGCACATCGTCGAGACGGTCGGGGTGGAACGGATCCGGCACGACCTCGCCGGCCGGGATCTGGCGTGCTGGTGCAAGCCAGGGGCGCCTTGCCATGCCGACGTGCTGTTGGAGATCGCCAACGGTCCGGATGCCGCCTTCTGACCAGGTGGGGCGTCGGGTTAGAGTTGCTCGCGCGCCCACACCAGGAACCTCTGCGACCTCTCCATCTCGCCGCGGAGGAATTCACGAAATCCGGGCTGCCCCTGGCACGGCGGGTCGGAGGGCTGGACGTGGCAACCCAGCTTTTTGCAGCGTTCGCACCGCGCCCTCCTCGCCAGCATCACCAGGGATGTTCCCGGCCCGGCGCGACGGATAACCTCGTCGATGGGCTTGGCCACCCAATGCTCGCACTTGCGGCCCAGGTGGTAGGAGCCGACGCACCAGAACTCGATGAACTGGACGCCCTGCCGCTTGAGCGTGTCGAGGGCTTGCCAGCCGTAGGTGGTGGTGGCCGTCGCGGGGACGGGGTCTTTTGGGTTCGGCTGCGGCATAAGAACAAAACTAGAACTTTCCTCCGCCTCCGTCGAGTCCGGCGAACGTCGTTCGCGACCGCCCCGAACCGTAGATAGGGGCTTATCTACGGTTTGCGCGGCTGCCGGCGGGCGCGTCCTGATCTACGGTCACGGGCGTTGCGGCGTGAAATGCCGTCATTTCACCGGCCCGGTCCTGGCTGCCGGGCCGGTGACGGGCTTTCATGCCGGCCTTGCGGAAGGAGACGAAGCATGGACAGGACAGTCAGGCTGATCATGGCGGTTGCCGCCCTGCTGACGGCGGCGGCCCCCTATCTCGCGGCGCCGGTTTCTCGGTGGCTGTCCGGGCTTCCGACGCCCTGAGACGCCGCTACCGCATGGCCTTGACCACCCCCGCGCAGATGAAGAGCGCGAGCGCCGGAGCATAGAGCCAGGGGGTCTGGAGCATCTCGGACACGCGGCCCTCGGCCACCTCGCGGGTAATGGATTCCATCGAGACGGGACCGAGGGTGAGATAGGCCAGCCAGCTGCCGATGCGGATGGCGCCCTCGTTCACCAGGAGGTGGGAGGCGAACAGCGGGGCGGCGGCGGCGATCATGACGCCGGCCACGCAGAGCGTCCAGGGCAGGGTTGGGTCGCCGTCGCTGCGCAGGACGACGGTCATGCCGGCGGCGAGGATGAGGGTGCCCAGCGCGAGGGCGCCGACATTGACGTTGAGCCAAGCGGCGAGGTCGGTGCCGAAGGCGGCGAGGGCGAGGAGGCTGACGGCGATGGTGATAGCGATGGCCTTCAGGTCTTCGGCGTAGGGCATGGCTGTTCCCGTGTTCGGTTCGGTGGCGGCCATGATATGCAACCGGCGCCCTGTTGGCGACTCGGGCTTGCGCGAACGTCGTTCGCCGCGCCGCCCCCTAGATGTTGAGTCAAGTGGACAAGAATCCTTTGCGCCACACACGCGGGGATCGTGTTTGTGTCCCATAACCTCGCGCACAGCCTAAGCCCTTGAAGAGTCTGCCACAACCTGAGCGCCGAATGAGTCATATGGAAAACCCGCCCGCACAACCGGAAGCGAGGGGGAGGGGGCACTCTTGGAACGGGGATCACCACACCCGCAGCCGCCCCGACCGGAACGCCGCCTCCGCCGCCGCAGCCACCGCCTGCGGGCTGGCCTCCCGCATCGCCACCGTGTCACTCACCGCATAGAGGTCATGACGGCGATACCGGCGCCCGCGCCCATACTCCACCGCCGCGAAGGGCGCCGCCCCCTTGGCCAGCTTGCGCCCGGCCTCGGCCCATTGCGTCTTCGTTTTCAACGTCGCCGGCACCTCATCCCACCAGCCGAACACCCGGCCGCGGAGAGCCTCGTCCACCGGCCCCGCCGGCAGCGCCGGCCGCTCCTTCGGGATCATGTGGAAGGCGTAGACCGCCGCCGCCCGGCGCTCGGTTTGCACCCGCCGACGTCCCTCCCAAAACCGCTGGGCGGCCATAAACTGCGCCGTCGTCGGCTCCGGAATGGTGGTGGTGGTGACGCGGCCCCAGGGGACGTCCGGATCCGGGAGCATCCGCTCGCGGCCCCACACCGCCTCCTCCGCGTCCAGCAGCTCCAGCCGCTCTTCCCAGGCGCGGGTGTTGGTCAGCCGCTCCAGCCGCTGCCGGTGCAGGGCCTCCACCCCGCGCCCGACCAGCAGCACGACGAGGCTCCACGCCTCCCCCGTCCCCGGATCCGCACAGTAAGCCCGCACCGGTTCACCACCGTCCAGCCGCGGCGCCAGCTCCGCCGCCACCCCGCGCGGCAGATGGCCGAGCATGTGCTCGTTGCGCCACCAGATCTCGACGGCGTTGGCGTCGGCCGGGTTGTCGGGTGCGCGGACAAGGCCGAGACGGTCACCGGGCGCCGGCATGACCCGGCCGTCCAGCCCGTCCGGACCATCATAGCCATAGAATTGCAAGCCCGCCGCCGCCACGCTGGCCCAGCATTCGGAGTCGTCGGACAGCCCGGTTTCCAGCCCGAGCGCCGTATCGGCATAGAGGGAAAGATCGAGCGTTTCCAATGCCTCCATTGCCTCCCTCATTGGTGCGCGTGGTGACGGTCGAGTGTGGCACACCCGGTTGGCGTGTGCCACGGCCCGGCACCAGAGGCCGCCGGGCCATGGCACGTCACCAAGGTTCAAACGAAGCCGTCTATTCCACACCCATGCCAGCCGCCAACCCGTCGCGCCGACCAGCTTCGTAAGCCGCCTCCAGCGCCCGCCGCAGCCCCCACACCGACACTTCGTGAAAGTCCAGAGAGTCGGACCTGCGCTCATCCAGCGTGTCCACCCCAAGCTGGGTCCGGGCAATGATGCGCAACTGTTCGTTCATCGTCTTCGTTCCCTTGGTTGGGGGGCGGGGCCGCAGCCCCGCCCGGTCCTGGTCAGTGATGCAGCGCGTCCAGATCCCGGAGCGCCGTGCGTACCCACCGGACCCAATCCCGCCGCTCCGCCGAGAACCGCGCCTCCAAGTGTGCGGTGATGATTTCGGCGGTCAGCTCCGTGCCGGCAAAGGACAGGTCGTCGGCCAGATGCCGGCCGAAGCGGGTGTCGAGAAGGTCGCGGGTACGGACCGCGCTCAACTCGAAGCGGGCGGCCAGGAACCGCGAGGCCGCTTCCCAGGCAAGCTCCACCGGGTAGCCGTTGCGCTCGGCCGTGCCCCAGAAGCCCCAGGTTTCGTTGTTGGTGGCGAGAACCGTATCCATGCTGCCCTCCGTTTGTCTTGATGCATATTTATATGCACAAACGCGCCCTCTGTCCACCTTTTTAATGCATATTTATATGCATCTTTTTGCTTGCGCGGCGGGCTGATGCTGCATATAAATATGCATATCAACCACGGCGGAGGACGCGACGAAAGCAACGATGAGCAGCCGGGAGGTGATCAGCCTCCTCAAAGCCGACGGGTGGCGCGAGGTCAGCCACGAAGGCTCACACAAGCACTTCAAACACCCAACCAAGGAAGGCCGCGTCACCGTTCCAAGCCCTGCCAGAGACCTACCGCCCGGCACCATCAAGAGCATTGAGAGGCAGTCAGGCGTGAAACTCCGGTAAGGTCCCAGCCCCGCCCCACCAGGGCGGGGCACCCCACCCCATCCTATGAAAGACCCCCGCATGGCCCGCTCACCCAACACCACCACTGCCTACTACCCCATCATCCTGGAGCGCACCGACGACGGCCTGCACGCCAGCTTCCCCGACTTCCCCGGCTGCATCGCCTTCGGCGTCAGCAAGGCCGCGGTAGCCGCCGACGCCGAGGCCGCCCTGGCGTTGCACTTGGTCGGCATGGTCGAAGACGGCGCCGCCATCCCCGCCCCTTCGGATATCGACACCGTGCCCACCGACCCCGAAGTCGAGGAAGCCGGCCGGCTGCTGGTGCGCGCCGAACTGCCGGGCAAGGCCGTCCGGATCACCATCACATTCGAGGAGAGCCTGCTGGCTGCCATCGACGCGGAGGCCACACGGCGCGACACCACCCGCGCCGGCTTCCTCGCCGGGCTTGCACGTCGGGAACTGGCGCAGCAGGCGCGATAGTGGCGAACGTCGTTCGCGCGGACTCTTGTGACGCCCCGTCACTCGAGTCCGCCTGCGGCCCCAGCACAGGCAGAGCGACCTCGCTGCGACTCGAGTCGGAATAGCCTCTAAGCCACCCACCGATTCGGTTCTGACCTATCCACAGGCACGCCGCGATATCCCACGGACTCCTGTGACGGCATATGCGGACTCTTGTGACGCGACTCGCCCTTATCCCGCGGACTCTTGTGACGAATCGAATAGTTGAATCCGAATAGGTTCGAATAGATTGCGTCACAAGAGTCCGTATTGACCCCAGCGTGTCCGATCCAGCATGGTCGGCCACGTCAGTCCGCTGACTTCGGAGCACCCATGATGGGTCAAATACACCAACTGATCCTGACCCACGGTCACGAAGAGGCCCGGCGGCTCGCCGGCACCGAGGAGCGCCGTTACGTAGACCTCGCTGCCGCCTTCATGAGCGCCGACCTGACCGGCATTGGCACCACTTACACCGGCTTCTGCATGATGGGCCTCCCTCACAAGGCCCTAGGCGACAGCGAACCGTGGGAACGCAAAGGCCCACGCATCACGCTGCTTATTGAACCGGGACACCTCTATGAGAACGGAGAGCGCAAGCTCTACGGCGTACCCTATGGTAGCCGCGCCCGCCTCATTCTCATCTATCTTCAAACCCAGGCCATGCGGACAAACTGTCCCGAAATCGAGCTTGGACGCTCCATGCGCGAATGGATGGAGCGGATGGGTGTGCAAACCGGCGGGAAGAACTACCGCGACGTTCGTGAGCAAGCAAACCGGATCTCGGCCTGCACCCTGTCCTTTCACTGGGGCCGGTCAAAGGACCATGCTCCCGGATTCAGAAAGGACAACATCGTTGAGGGCGGCATCCAGCTTTACGACCAAGGCGACGATGACCAGCCCAGGCTATGGGTGGACACCGTTCGGCTATCCGACAAGTTCTTCGCCGAGTTGAAGAACCATCATGCGCCGTTGGTTGAAGCGGCTATCCGCCAGATCTCGAACCAGTCGCTGGCCATCGACATTTATACGTGGCTCGCTTTCAGGCTGCACTCGCTCGAAACAGACACCCCCATCACGTGGGCCGCGCTCCATGGCCAGTTCGGGGCAGGGTACAAGCTCCTGAGACAGTTCCGCGCCCGCTTCCTGGAAAGCCTGAAAGCCGCCTTGGCGGTGTATCCGGAGGCTCGCATTTCTGTCACCGAGCAAGGGCTTACCCTGATTCCGTCGCCGCCACCCGTCCGACCGAAAGTCACCGCGTTGGCCTGAGCGTCACAAGAGTCCGCGCGAACGACGTTCGCGAGATCCTTGCCTGATAGCCACGCAACGCCCTATCAATCCCTGCCGTCAGCCCAGCGCTTTGCGCGGCGGTGAACGGCAAATGCTGCACAGGTGCAGCATTTCCGAGAGGCCACTATGAACATCATCACTGTCCTCGGGCCGAAAGGCGGAGGAGGAAAATCCACCTGCGCCCGCAACATCGCCGCAGCCGCAGCGCAATCGGGCCTGTCGGTGACCGCCCTCGATACTGACCCTCAAGGCACGCTCGCAAGGTGGGGCGTCACCCGGAAGGCGAACGCCGACCTCCCCGTCGTGACGGTGCAACATATCGCTATCGCGACCGCCCCGGAGGCCCTCAGAAAGTTGGCGAGCGACCTTGTGATTGTCGACACACCGACAGCCATCGAGGAACACCCCGAAGCCTTCAAGGCCCTGGTGCTCGCATCATCGCTGGTGCTGATTCCTGCCCGTCCCAGCCTCGACGATGTGGTCAGCGTTGCGCCCTTCGCCCAAGTTGTCCACGACCTGAAGAGAGATGCGGTCTTCATTCTGAACGCCGTGAAACCGCGCGTAGCAGAAACCGACGGCGCCCGACGACACCTGTCCGCTTATGCCGACGTCTTGTCAGCCGCCCTGCCAGACTCTGTCGATATCCAGCGCGCCATGGCCCAAGGGGAGGGAATCACGGAGAGAGGCGGACGCGGAGCCGACATCGCCAACGCACTATGGGCGGAGCTTCGCCGCCGTCTGCGCCTGTCAGGAGGGCAGTCATGAGCCGGAAAACCACCAACAGCTTCGCCGGCTTTCCGGTTCCAGCGGCGCACGACACGCGCGCCGTGTCCCTTGCCGACGCAGCGGTCTCGCTGAACACGGCCGGAGACTATCAGGCCGAGATCTCCCGCCTGTGGGCCGACGCACAAAGGCGCTTCGTCGAGATTGGCCGCCGGCTCAACGAAGCCAAGGAACGTTTGCCGCATGGCGAGTTCCTGCCGATGCTGGCTCGCGACCTTCCCTTCTCCCGGTCGGTCGCCAACCGGTTGATGGCAGTTGCAGCGGCAATGGACGAGGGAGTCGTCCCACCCCGCGCCCTCCCCACCAGCTACAGCGTGGCCTATGAGGTGGTCACCTTGCCGCGGGAGAAGATCCAGCAAGCCATAGACGCTGGCCAAATCCACCCCAACATGACGCGCGCCGAAGCACTGGCGTTGAAGCGCGTGGGGGAGGAGGCCCCCCCCTCCCCCACCGAGGACATCCAGTCCGAATTGGAGCGGCTCCTGGCAGAGCAGGACCGCATCGCCAACCGTATCGCCGCCTTGAAGGCTAAGCTGGCAGAAACCTGAACCCAGCCCTCAGCAAGCGGCCTCCCCTTACCCTTTCTCACGAGCCGGCCGCCAGCCGCATATCCTGGCGCCGGCCAGATTATGGGCGAGCACCTGCTCCGCCGTCCCATCGGTCAGCACATCCGCCTTGCTGGTGTAGATGGGACGGAACGCGGTGCAGCCGCCCTCAGTCGCGGGACCAATCCCCGCGCAGCCGGTCAGCAGCAGAGCCAGGGCCAGCCCGGCGAATATCGTCCTCGACCTCATGACGCACCTCCACATTGTTGAGAGCTTGCCGGGTGTTTTCGGCTTCCACCTCGGCCCGGCCCGCACGCCGCTGGGCCTTGCCGAAGGTGAGGAGGGCGAGCGCGATAGCGCCCGCCCCCAGGACGTAAGGGCCGAGCCGCCCCCACAGGACCGCCAGCATCAGGCCGCCGCCTTCCGGTGATCGTCGAAGCGGCGGTAGAGCATGACCGCGACCGCGACCGCGAGCACCCCGGCCACCAGCCAGCCCGCGCTGACGGACACCGCCGGCAGCGTGTCGAGGAACTCGCGCACCGCACCCGAGGCATCGCGGGCCTGCTGCGCCGCCACCGTCACGCCGGCCAAGGTCAGGCCGCCCGTGCCCGCCTGGACGGACACCGACTTGGCCAGCGGCTTCATCTCCTTCGGCGGCTCGACCGCCTGGGGCATCGGCTGCACCTGCAAGGCGGTGCGCCAGTCGCCGCCCCGGAACATCGTCTCTTCCGCATTCCGGCGGGTGACGAGGCCGGGCATGGTCACCTTGCGGCCATCCACCGTCGCCTTGACCCACTGGTCGAAGGCAGCGGCAGCGCCCTCCGTATCGCCCGCGTTCAGCTTCTTCAGCAGGGTCGAACCGGCCAGCCCGCCCGTGTTGTATTCGAAGCTGCCGAGGGCCTCCCGCTGATAGGCCTCGAGCGGCACCGTCACCAGGGCGTCCACCCGGCGCATGCGGTTCTCCAGCTCAATCGACAGCAGCCGCTCGGCCTCCGCCCTGGTCAGCCCACCCGGCCACCGCCGCCGGTACTCCGCCATGGCGGCGGCCCGGTTGCCCTTGCCGCGGAGCTGCGCGCCGGACTTCGGGTCGGTGAGGGTCAGGCCGTAGCCGACCGTCCAGACCCCGGCCGGGCACAGCATCGGCTCCAGCTCGTCGGTGGAGCGGTCGCCGTCATGCAGGCTCTCGAAATGCTTCACCATCGCCAGAACGGCGGCGGACAGCGGGGCGGCGGTGCCGCCCGTGACTTTGGCTTTCATCGAACTCTCCAAAGGTGGAAACAGGAAGGACTCAGGCGGACAGAGCGGCGAGCGACGCCCACTGGACGGCACCCCAGCCGATCTCGGCCCAGGCGGTTTCGGCATCGACCGGACGGCGTTCGTCGTTCCGCCAGCCGGCGGGAACGGGCAGGCGCCAGCCGATCCAGTAGACGAGGGCGTGCAAGGGGCCGAAGGCGACGGCCCACCACAGCCAGGGAGCGGCAGCCCAGGCGCAGGGGGCGACGGCGAGCGCGACGCGCACCACCCCCACCAGGGCCATGCCGACCGCGCGCAGGGCGGGGCGGTCGTCGGTCACCGGCCAGATCATCCCGAAGCCGTGCGGGATGAGGAGGCCCAGGAAGGCGGCGAGGGCGGTCGCCGGCCACAGCCACAGCGGGCCGCCGGACAGCCACCAGAGGAACCCGCCGGTCGGCAGGCACCAGACGAGCCGGGCCGCCTGGGTGCCGTGGATGGGCACCGGATCCCAGCCGCCGCGGACGCGATACAGCACACCGCCGGCCACCGCAGCGGCCACGGTCAAAAGCAAGATTTCCATGTGCAGGAACTCCGTCAGGAAAGGAGGTCAGGACTCGTCGTCCGAGTCCTCATCATCCTCATCGTCGTCATCGTCCTGACCGGGCGGCTCCGCGGTGATCGAGGTGGTGTAGCCGCTGTTGGTCAGGGTGTGGGTGGCCCGCGTGATGACCCAATCGCCCCCGTCGACGCCCGTGCGGAAGCCGGACAGGGTGAGGGGGGCCTCCGCCACCAGGGCGGGGTTGCCGGTCGCCTCGATCTCGGCAGTCCGCTCCCCGCGCTGGGCACGCTTGAGGCCGGCGGCGGCGGCACGCTGCGCCTCGGCCGCCGACGCATAGGTGTGTTTCAGGGTCTGGGACGGCTCGCCGGATCCGGCCTTCACCTGCTGCAGGTCCCCGCCGTCGCCGTCATGCCATTGGGCGATGACCTGTTTGTAGGCCGCGCGCTTGGCGACCTTCATCGACCACCGGGCGCAGTCCTTGGCGGCAAGCGCGACCGCCGGCATCGACTTGCCGCTGGCCGTCTTCCCCTTCCCTTCGCCCACGAAGAGGAGCTTTCCGGAGGCCGGCTTGACGACGGCGCCATTCTCCTTTGCCAGCCGCCGCAGCAGGTTGATGTCGCTTTCCTCGGTCTGGTCGAGATGCGGGATCTCGATCTTGTCGAACTTGCTGCCGACCACGGCTTCGAAGCCGTGCTCTTTCGCAATCTGCCGCACGACCGCGCCCAAGGTGGTGTCATGCCAGGACCGGGACTTCGGCGCCTTGATGCGGCCGGGCGCGTCGCGGTCCAGGCTGTCGGCCGCCTTCGCCGAGATGGAGAAGCGGCGTTCCGGTCCTTCGAACGACAGCTCGTCCACCACGTAAACGCCCATGTCCACCGGGCCGCCGGTTTCGAGCCAGCCGATGCCGATGGTGAGTTGCGCCCCGGTGGGCGGGACCTCGAACACGGCGTCGCGGTCGTCGAGCACGATCCGGGCGGTGTCCGACGTGCTGCCGGCTTCGTCGGTCACTGTCAGCGAAATGAGCCGATCCTTCATGCGGGCGGTCACGTCCTGGCCATCGGCCAGGATGCGCGCGACAGGAGTCCAATGGTCGCTCATCGGCTCAATCCCACAAACGCCGCAGGGCAGGCGCCGCCGGCTCCGGCAGGTCGGGCAGGGTGACGCTGGTGCCGGCCGGCAGGCGGGCGCCCAGCGCCTCGAGGCCGGGATTGGCGGCGAGCACATCGGGCACCAGCCCGGTGCGGCCATAGTGGCGCCAGCAAATCCAATCCAGCATGTCGCCGGCCTTTGCGGTGTAGACGATCATGCCGCCCACCCCGCCCCGGCTTCGCTCGCGGCCTTGGCCGCGTCCGCGATCTGCTTGGCGTCCGTCACCACCGACGGCCCGAAGATCTGTTCCAGCGCCTCGTCGCGCAGCAGGCCGCTGCGGTTGGCGGCATCGACCACCGACGCGACCGCGGCGGCGGCATCCGTCTTGAACTGGCTGGTCAGCGCCGCCCGGTCCAGGCCAAGAGACGACAGCGCCGCATCGCCGACCCGCTGCGCCAGCCCCTTGCCGCCGTTGACCACGGTGCCGAGCTGCGATGCCATCGACTGCAACGTGCCGGCGGCCTCGCTCGCACTCACCCCCGCGGCGGCAGCAGCCTGGGCGATGGGCTTCACCGCCTCGGCCGCCTTCGCCTCGCTGATGACGGAGGCCGCCTTCGGGGCGCTCGCCTTGACGACGCCCTCGCTGCCGACCTGATCATCCTCGCCATACGCCTCGATGGTGAGGCTGAACTCCTGTTTGCGCGGCACGCCGTCGGAGAGGTGGTAGGAACCGGTTTCTTCGACGCGCGTGATGCACCAGCGGCCCAGCACGTCGCCCCGGCCGCTGACCATGGTGAGGGGCTTGCCTGCCCCCGCCTCCTTCCGCATCGCGTCCAACTGCCCGATGCCGCCCCGGTTCAGCGGATAGACGGTGCCGGCGAGCGTGATCGATTGGGAGCCGGGGCCGATGAACTGCATCGCTGGCGCCCGGCCGATGCGGTCCGCCTTGGCCCAGCGGAACTCATCCTGCCGGCGGAGAGTGTCGTAAGCGGCGGCGGCCACCGAGAAGCGGTAGTCGCCAAGCCCGAGTAGCACGGATGGCATCGGTCCTCCGTCAGTGATCGTAGAGCGCAGCGGCGCGGCGGGCGGTTTCCTCGCGAACGGCGTTCGCGACACCGTCCCGAACCTTCGCCTCAATCACCGGGCCAAGCTCCGTCTTCGCGGCGGCCAGGATGCTGGCGAGGTCGGGATGGGCGGTCATCTGGATGTTGACGCCGACGGTAACGGCGAGCGGCTGGGGAGCCGGGGCAGGGCGGGGCGCCGGCTGGGCCGTAGCGGCGGCAGCCGCAGCCGGGGCGGCGGTGGGCGGAACCGGTGCGGGGCGCGCGACCGCTCCACCGATTGCCACCGCGGCCGGCGCCGGAGGCGATGCACCAGGTGCGGACGGAAGGGCCTGCGGTGCGGCGGGTCCGTTGTTCACCACCACCGTGGCTTTCACCGCACCGGGGCGGTTGTCGTTGACGGCAGCGCCCGGCTTGGCGGGAGGAGCCGGCGGCTCCTCCTCCCCGCCGAATGCCCCCAGCGTCAGCCAGTTCGCCGCCTTCTTCGCCCAATCGAGCTTGCTCTTGATCCACTCGACACCGGCACCGACACGTTCGGTGACCTGAGTCCAGATGGCGTCGAAGGTGGCGGCCATGCCGCCCCAC